GAGCATGAGCATCTTCCCGTAACTTCATGAAATGCATGAGGTTATGCATATCGATCTTCCAGCGGACCTTCGTGTAGAAGTTGACTGGCAGGACCGAACGGGCAAGCTCGCGAGTGAGGCCCAACTCCAGAAGATGCCGGTACATTTCGTAGGCAGATTCAGAGTTGCCGACGATAACCTTACGGATTTCCTCTGCGTTATCGTCGCCCAGATGCTCAGCCGAACCCTGCTTGTTGAAGGTACTCTGTGCCTGACACCGCTCTGGCTCTGGAACATAATACTCGTTTGGTGCCTCGGTGTACCGCATGGAGAACTCGTTAAAGGCTCCGGTGCGGTGACGCATCCACTGCCTTGCAACGAAGATTGGCATCTTGATTTCGAGGACTACTCCCCCAAACTCAATAGGACTAGTGTGCCGATCCCGAACAAGACGAGTAACGAGTCGTGCATCCTTCTGCGGATCACCCGAACTCTGCGTCGATGTTCTTGCTGTCTGTGCGAGAAATTCATCGTTGCCATCCACACGAAGGAGTTCCACGTAACCGTGGTCCAATACATCTACCTTTTTCATAATTACCTTTCGATTGTAGGGGTAAAATAGTCGGGGCGAGGAGACTTCACACCGCGAGCAAAGAGATATAGAAGCACATACGGTCCGTCTCTCCCTGTTGCCATATCATGCGTTCCCGCCTCGTACTTGGCACGAGCATCAGCAACCTCTGGTCGCTCATTGTCCCATACCTCGCTCGCCAAGCTACGAGCAACAAGGTTTTCCCTGAGGGAAGGTTTACCATACCCATCATGGCTACAACCAGACAGGTCAGGCTTGATGTCTTTCTTCATGTCGTTAGCGATATTCGACACGTACTCGACGTTGTCGATACCGAGGTGGCGACAAGTCTTGAACACTGAACCGTGCTTGGCCAGCTCTTCCCGAACGTCTTTTTCTAGGTTATCCATAGGGTGTGATCACTTTCCTCAAAGTCCTTGTGAGTTACTACCAAAATCTGTTTCAGTTTGCTCTTGAGCCGACGTAGACTACCATGAGTAGCCTGTGTTCTTTTTTCAGCCATGTTTGCATCAATTTCGTCAGCCAAGAAGATTGGAATGACGGACTGAGTGAGAACCTGACCCAAAGCCACGCGGAGGGCCAGGTTCACCACCGAAACACCTGACCCAGATAACGTCTGAACCGGTTGTTTGTCAACCCAAATATTGAAATCTTCATCAATAAAAATATGACGACGTTCGCCATCTGTCATTTCAGCCAGCAGGGCAGAGGCAACTCTGCTCAGAGAAGGCACGAGATACCGCTTCACTTCCTTGCGAGCTTCCTTTAGCGCAGCGGAGCCACGCTTGTAACCCTCATGGCTTTCCTTGACCTTCTCAAGCTTCGCTACTTGAGTCTCATAGATGTCTTTTGTCGTCTCATATTTCCCAAGCAAGGTCTCATAGCGCAGGGACATTTCGTAGGTCTCCTGCAAGAAAGGCTCTGGCTGCGGGAGATTGTCTACGATCTGCTTCTTCTGCAGGTAGTTGCCATAGGCATGTTTCAGGTCGGCATATTTTTCAATAGCTCGTTCGTAAGCCCTCCACGCGTTGCTTTCTTCACTGCGATCTTTCGGCTCTGCTCCGAGGTCTTTGAGTTGCTTTTGAAGCATAACTCTCTCTGGCGCAGCATTGTAAGCAGATAGTCGAGATTCGACTTCCTTCCTGCTGAGAGGGCTTGGCTGGAGTCTATCGTCAAAACGATGTCCTTCCCACCGCGCTTGTCGGCATTCTTCCTCGTCAATTTCAGAGCGCGTGAGTGGTGGCTTGGCAGGTAGCTCCCTCCCTTGCACAATTGCATCACATTCAGGACACTTGAGAGGCTCAGATTCTCTGGCGAGAATTGCCCAATCGCCCCGCCACTGTGCAAGGTCTGACTTCTTGTATCCTTCTGGAAGGGGACCTTGTTCTTCCTGTTCGATAAAGCGGAGGAAGTCTTTAAGCTGCTCTTTGTCATAGGTCTGATCAATCTCCGGTAGACGGGCTAATTTGGTTTCCAGAGTATCGCGTTGACGATACCACTGTCTGCGTTCTTCCTCATGCTCAATCGCATCAGGGTTCCCTTCGGGCTTCTCTGGCTCGACGGGTTCATCCATTTCCTCGAAGTTATCTCGGATAGCCTTGTTGCGAAGTTCTTTATCAAGCCGTGATCTTAAAGCAGAGCTTTCCTCGTAAGAGTCTGGTTTTACAGGCTCAACAGGTTCAACTAGCTGCGCTTCCAGAGCCTCAGCTACCTTACGCATTTCGTTTGCTTGAGTTCTGCAATCTTTTTCTGCGGCCTCAAACTGGTTCAGCCCTGTCACTTCATCAATGATGCGACGACGTTCCGTAGGGCCGAGGTCTTTGGTCAGCTTATCAAGCTCTCCCTGCATGGCATGACCCGAGATATCGAAGACAGAGAGACCGAACCCTAGCTGCTTCTTGATGTAATCGTTGCTCGCGGTGGTGCCTACGGCTTCATCACCATTAACGGTGGCTTTATTTCCTTTGCGAACAATGGTATATCTCTTGCCCTTAATGCTAATGACTAAGGTGACGTCTAGTTTATCGTAGTCTGCGCGAGTACCACGTAGAGCATCCGATCCGAAAAGAGCATATCTAATCATTTCAAGTACAAAGCTCTTGCCAGACTCGTTCTCACCCTTGATTACGGTGAGGCCCGGTTTGAAACTTATTTCGTTTTTTAAGGTGCGACCTGTGGTATTAAAGGTAACCACATATCTAATGGATTCTAGCATGAGTCCCTCATAAGATACAACAGAGGTCGTTGTCAACATGGAAAATTGCCCTCCTTGGCTGAATAAATTCATTGCCTTAGTCCGTCCCGGCTCGCTTGCCGTGATGGTCGGGCTGCTCGTGTTCGGGGGCTTCATCTTTGCGTTGATTGAGCTGTTTGCGCCTACTGCGGGTGACCGCGCCATGCGGGTATTCGTAGGGTTCTTCGCAGCTATGGACGACAACTACTACGCAACCATCCAGATCATGTTCACAGCCTATGTGTTTGGCCGTTCTGGTCAGGCAATTGCTAAGGATTTTGCCGATGCCTCTGTTAATAAGGTAAAGGGCAAGACAGATGGAACTGCTTGATACGTACCTGTCACTAGGTTTGGCAGCTACCGCACTGATAGTGCTACGTATTCTGCTTACCCCGTTGCTCCTGTACAATATGTCGTGGTCTTTCAAGGGCTTTGTAAGTCTGCTTAAAGGCGACGCATTCCCCATGTCCCTTTATCAGTCAGTGGTATTTTTCTTCTCGGCAGGAACACTCGGCTATAATATCTTGGTATTCTGCGGGAGAGAAGTCTCAGAATGGACTATTCCTTGGTCTCTGATGCTGCAATGCACCCTAATGATCGGCTCTATCATCGCCCTAATCGGTAGACGGGTGGCAGCTATCGTAGACTTTGAGAGATTTTATTGGTTGTTTACTACAGACAACCTGGACTTAGCTGTGAGAGTAGCACACATGAATGAAACAGATACTAACTTTACCAAGGGAGTGATCGAAAGTGCAGAGACTACTCTGGCTCTGGAACTAGCTAGGAAGGCAGTCAATGACAGGGCTACCTGAATTTTTCGCCACGGTAGTCAATCAGAATACCTTGGGAGCCATCATTTTGGCTGCTTTCTTTGCTATTCTTGGCTTCATCGTTAAGGGTATCCTGACTAATCACGGGAATATTACCGTAGCCAAGATCAATTCAGAGACTACTCTGGGTGCCAAGGCTATGGAAACTTTGACAATGGCGCTGGAAGTGCTACAAGAGGAGAATCGAACCCTGAAAGCCAGCATGGTGCAGCTTGAAGGTCGTATCGAAACTCTGATCGACCACATTATTCGCTTGGTCAAGGCTCCAGATTCGGATGCTGCAGACAAGGCGGTGGCTGATCTTGAGCAGCTCTTGAGAGCAATTGGAAGGTGGCCATCATGAAAAGCTGGCCTAATGGTTTGAGCATCGCTTGGCGTCTGGGTCTTTTGGCCGTAGTCGCAGTTGCCGGTCTGTTGGTATATAACTTCGTTGATGACCTTATGACTAAGGACAAGGAAGTTGCTGCTGAGGTAGCCGAAGAACGTAACGACGCTGCCATTGAGAGTGGACAGGATGCTGTCAATACGGTAACAGAGATTAACCGCCGTGAAGTAGAACGGTATGAAACTGTTAGAACGATTGAGAAGGAAGTCAACAATGCACAAGATTTTGGTTCTGCCCATGACGCTGGTGCTAGGGGCTTGTGTGTCAACTTCGGTGTATGCTCCGACGACGACATGCAGCAGCCTGGTTCCTGACACCTACAGGGAAGCTACAGAGCATACCCCTGCACCAGAAAAGGGTGACGATGCTCTCGCCACCCTTAAGAACTGGATCAATTTTGGAATCGGTCAGACTGCCAAGGTAGAGACCTCAGATGACAAACGTATTGCTGCAATCGAGATTATCGAACGCTGCGAGGAACGTGATCGTGAGGCCATTGAGAAGGCTAGCCCCGGAAAACTCGACCTACTTGGTCTTCGGGGTTGAACTGCCTGACTACGTAGTCCTCAATAATTTCCCTGAGCATCAGACCAATGAAGATGATAGCGAACAACGATATCCCCTCACTGATGCTCAGGAAGTCCATCTGAGAAATACGGTACAGCCCGATACCGAAGAAGATCAGCAGGGCACGAATAAAATTAAGAATCAACATCTAGTTTCTCCATGATGAACGCTCCAACGTCTTTCGGTACGTTGTGCTTCTTCAAACTTTTCTTGACGACTTCTTTAGAGTCGAACATATCAACTTCAACAGGCTCGTACTCATACTCGTGGCCTTTGTTCTTCTGAACCTTGAAGCCGAGACAGTCTTCTAACCTGTCCACGACATCATTTTCATCAGCAATAACACGGACATACTTGTCCTTGAGTTTAGCCTTGTCAGTTTCCTCATACTCTTCCAGCGTCAGAGTCACATACAGCTTCCCATCAGGGTCCTCTGCGTGAGTCATAGGCTGCATGGAGCCAGTACAGTGAACGGTGTGACCTTCCACCTTGTAGTCTCCTGCTACGTGCCAGTGGCCGCTGTAGATTTTCTTCGCTCCCATTTCCGTCAGTGCGGCAGCAGGACAAAAGTGATCCATGTGCATATCATCATAAGCCACCAAGTCCCAATGACCCACAGCCATGTCGAACGTTCCTGCTTCTATATCCTCAAGTTGCTCTTTGGCTGTGCGACTCCATTCCCAAGGAAACAAAGCGATGCGGTCGATTACTGTGGGTTTGACGACGAAATGCAGATTGTCGAAATAGCCGTTCAGCATCACGAGGACATCGAACGAGCCGGGATTATTCTTTTGAGGAGAGATATCGTGGTTGCCGCACATCATGAAAAACTGACGCTTAGGCTGACGAGCAGCAGCAGTGAGCAGTATCTTCATGGTCTCGTGAAGGTCAGCTACCGTAGTAAGAGGCTTCTCAAAGAGGTCCCCTACCATAATGACATACTTCTCCGTTCCCTGATAGAGACGAGATTTGAAATCATCGAACAAAGCTTTCTCCCTCTCGCCACGACGGGCGAGAGGGACATTGTTCAAGAACTTGCGTGTAATGTGAGGGTCTCCGATTAGGCGGAAATCACTACGCTCTGACATGTTTCATCCTTTGCTTTGAACAACATACGAAGCTGCGTGAGGCAATCATGCAGCGCGTTGTGGTGGGTTCCAACCATCTCTACTTTCGGGTCTTCATAAGTAGCCTCACCGCTCAAGCCAGCGATAAACGAACGCATGTCTTTTGCCTGACGGAAGTTGAATGGCATATCGAGTCCAGCATCCAGGAAATAACTATCCACGGTAGCATGATCCATCCAGCCCTTGCTCCACCAGCGGAGATCACCTTCCTCGGTAGCCAGCATGCGCTGAATACACCAGTTATAGAACTCCTTGACGACTTCCTTGTAAGGACGCGCTTTGGCCATGATGCTCATGTAAGTCTCACGGTTCTGGCCGAGCCAAAAATCTTCTGTGCCACTGTTCCAGTAACGATTCTTCGGCATCGTCAAGCTCTGACAATACATGTTATCCGTGTCGATTTCCTTCGTGTCGAAGTTGAATGGCACGGCACCGATCTGGATGATGGCGGAAGCATTCGGCTGTAGGCCGGTCGTTTCGATATCTACCATGATATCTGGGTAGTTAGGTCTTTCCATTTGATAGATTTCTTTCCTGATTTGATCGTTTCAACATACTCATCAGCAGTGATCAGGTGCCATGTGTCGTGGTGCAGGGAGTGGATGTAAACTAGGTAGTGATGTCCCATCCCGCTTTTGTGCATCTTGTACATTGCGGATCGTTGAGCCGGTGTAAACCCGCTAAGAGAGAAGCTCGTCGTGCTAGTCGTCGATTTGACCTCAGCAAGATAAGCACGGTCAAGCTCAACAATAATATAATCACTAGGGTTACCGAAAGCAGCAACATTCTTCCCCTTGTTCAATCCTACAAGATCAGCTTTGTCTCGGAGCCGGAAGACCAACCCCGAGACATTATCTTCAAAGATAGCTTCACTCTTTTTACCAGAGTTACGCGCCATCTGTCTCTTCTCCGAGGACTCGACTGGCAATGGTGTCAACCAGAGTCATCACCCCATCCTCATTGAAGTCGTACTCACCAGCTAGCTCTGGCTCTTCCTCGGTATCGTTTCGGAGATAAAGCTCAATGGTACAAGTATCTTCGTCCATGACTACAATATACGGAGAGTCCTCAACCATGATGCGGATAGTATCTTCATCATCAAAGGAGATAAGGAAGGTATCGTAGTCAGTATCCACTTCCATCTGTACCATGAGTGTTCCGAAGAGGGTAGCTAACTCCCCGTCTTCGTGAATCATATCATGAAACTGAGCGGCCTCGTGGTGGGACAGGTATTCAATGTTCATTATTTTTGCTTTCCATTACGTAGTTGACTACCTCTTGCACAATGTTTTCGGGCAGTGGCTTGCCAGCATACGATTCTGGAATAACACCTTCAATCGGTTCTGCTTCGTCAAGCTCAATCTGATCCTTAACACCGAAAGTCTTACCAACAGCAACAGTGCAATGCAAGGGCAAATTCTTGACGAAGGTCGGTTGAGTATTCATAGCCGCCTTCATCAATACGATAAATTCAAGCACGTAGTCTTTATGAACAGAGAATACGAGTTCGTCGTGAATAGGCATCATGAAGCGGAAGAACCGTGGGTCAGCAGTCTCACGAATCTTGATGATTGCCTGCTTAGCCATGCCTGCACAGGAACCTTGGATCATGGCGTTGACCGCTTGGTTTCTGGCTCTGGTCTGCGTAGCCTTCATGAACAACTCTGCGAAGTTTCCTACGGCAGGGTTGGCACTGATCTGGGCAAACTTACGTTGCATGGCAAGCCACCATTCGGAGGTAGCCTCGAAACGTACTCTACGGTGCCCGTCAGGCAAGGTAACGAAGCCCTTCTTGGTGATTTCGTCACAGACCCCCACGCGCCACTCTTCTGCCTTCCAGAAGCGTTCTCTGTACCGCTCAGTACCAGCCCACATTTCCTCTTCGGTCCAGCCAAGGTTCTCACCGACCGTACCGAGAGCGCCAGAGTACCAGTAGTTGAAGTTGGCTCCCTTGCCGACAGGCGTACCACGAGTTAGCTTGAAGAAGCTCCGTGGGTCCATAGGCTCGCCGGAAACAATATGTCTTAAGTCACGATTATTCGGGTTCTGACCTTTCTTAAAGGCAAGAAATTCGTCCAGAGTCAGTCCCGGAAGAGTTTTAACTGCAAGGCAATCTGCCGCCGCACCGGAATGGAGATCGTCGTAGGGGATTTGACCGAACACACGACCAAATTCAGGGTCACCACTAAGGTCACCAATAAGCACAAGCTCAACACCAGACCAGTCAGCACTAAGCACCACATGGTCTCTTTCATCCGATTCAAAATACGACCTAACATAGGCACTGTCTCCGTACTTGGCCAACTGCATAGCGTTGGGGTTCTGCATGGCCATGCGGCGAGTGGCCAGCATGCTGTTGATGTTAGGGTAGACACGGCCAGTCTCAGGGTCGATAAGCTTGGTGTAGGGAGTGATGTATAGCTTCACTGCCTGTTCGACACCACCCATCTTACCCATAAGATGAAGGAGCTTGAGTGCCTTCTGATTGTCTTCCTGCTCGTAGGTCATGGCTACACGACCACGAGCTTCGGCATCGCTGGCTACCTTGCCGCTGATACGCACAGGCTTATGACCGAGAAGATCGTAGAAAATCACTCGGGCAGTCTGCCAGTAGTTGATGTTAAGACGACCGTTGCCTTCGATGCCAGCCCACTCGTTGCCGATGGGATTAGAGACCTGAGTGACCATTTCAAAATCATCATCACTGTCAGGCTTGTTGACCCAATCAACGATCTGCTTACGCTTCTTCTGCCACGCCTTGACGTAGTATGGCTGCAGACGCATCATTTCAGAGTTAGGCTCTTGGTCGAAGGGCAGTAGCTCTTTTAGAGCAGCCTTGATGTCTCGCAGCAACTGAGCCACGTTCTTGCGTTCAAGCTGTTGACGTTCGTAAACGGCCTCGACGTTAAGCTCAAGACCTTCGACTGCTGCCTCTGCATAGACGTAGATCATGGGGTTCTCTTGACGGAAGAACGTCACCAACGTCTGTGGTGTCTCACGCATCATCTTATCATAAAAGTAGCGGAAGACCTTCACGCACCAGTAGGCATCTTCGGCACCGTACTGGACAGTCTCGTCACCAGTCAAGTTGCCCATGTGGTCCTTGTCACCGACCACATCCTTGAACTCGGTCATCGTGTAGCCGAAGATTTGCTTGACTAGCTTCTTGAGTCCGTAGCTCCAAGCGATCTTGTCCACGAAGCCATTGTAGCTGTGAGCAGCCTTGGTGGTCTTACCTGCCCACTGTCCGAACACGAACGCTTGGCTAGCAGTCAGACGACGTTTGTGCTTCTTGGGATCATAGGTGGCAAACTCCTCCTGAATGTCACCTATGATTGGCTTGATGTTCAGCAACGGAGTGTTGTAGAATTTGCTCTGGTCGTAGTTGTCCGGTCCGTGGTGAGACACAGCCATCTGCATGGAGCAGACTAGGTTGGGGAGCCACACGTTGAACCGCTGCTTGAACGTAGTCAACTCGTAGGGAGCATTGTGAGCAATGCCCATCGCTTCCTTCGGCACGTTGTCGAGGAACTGATAGACGAAGCTCTCTGGCAGACGATTCTCGCTGTCCAAGTGGCCGAGGTTGACGTAGTAAGCAGTGTCGCTGCCCTCTACCCACCACGAGAAGCCAGTGATGGTGGCTCTGCGGTGATCGAAGATCAGCTTCTTTTTCTTGAGTTGCTTGATGCCATCGTGGGCTTGGCTGTCCTCAGTCTCACAGTCGATACCGTAGACTTCACACTGACGAAGCTCTGAAAATGCTGCCATGATTACGCTCTCAGGCGTACGGGCATCAATCAGAACAGTCTTGATGGGTAGTTCAGACATAGATTTCTCCTTACAGGGGGCCACTATCACCGCAGTCAGGACATTCCCAACCACCGCACATAGGATCGTAGCTTTCATTGGGGTGGGTGCATTTGTTTTGGGTAGGGTCTTCCACCCAAGTGCTTCCCTTGCATTCGTGACAATGTAACTGGCTACTACGCGGCTCATTGGCGCAGACTTTGCATCTTACCTGTGTCATATTAAGAATTGCTCCATATAGATATCTGCTGCTGCGAAGTTCTGTTTGCCTACTTTCATGCTGGCATCAATCTCTTCGAGTGGTACGTCCCAAAAGCTATTAAGCTTCCAGCATAGATTTATTTCCTTCCAGAGAGCTTCGGTAGAATAGTTCTTCCTAACTCCAGGCGGGAACAGACCGTATACTTCATCCTGAAAATCAATAAAGGAATCAGTCTTGATATAAGCGACCAGTTTCTGTCTCTGAATCTCGGGAATCTTCTCCCAAGATGTGGGGCCGAAGCCCCTTACACCAGTCACGTTGTCCTTGCTCTCGCCTACCAGTGCCTTGAACAAAAGGCAAGAGTCCGGTGAGAATTTATGCCATTTCTTTGACACGAGAGGAAGGTGGCACTTGTCGCTTAGCTGCCAGAAGTCACCATCGTTGGTCTCAACGGTGATGTTGTGATCCTTGTGATACCTCTTGACGAGAGTGCCAATGACATCATCAGACTCCCATCCGTGTAGCTCCATCTGGATGGTGGGAGTGAACGACAGCACACCCTTGGCGACATCGAAGAACTCTACCTTCGACTCTTCCTTGGGCTTACGGTTAGCCTTGTATTTTTCATAGATGGCTTTGCGTCTACTGTTGGCGTATGGGCCGTCCCAGACAATGATTGTGGTCTCTGCCGGGCTACACAATCGATTGAACAGTTGCCTGACAGGGTGGACTCCGAAGCCCACCCTGTCAATAGCAAGACGGTGCAACAGGTTGTTACCGTCAATTATACGCATCAAATCTACTCCACACATTCTGCCAGCTGCCACGCGTGGCTCCCTTCGAGTATTCGGTTGCCCTCTGCTCGAAGAAGTTAGCATGTTCTACGCCGTTCAACAGCGGAGACAGCCACGGTAGTGGGTGTTCTTCGATGTTATAGATGGGTTCAAGCTTAAGCTGCCTCAAGCGCCAGTCCATGATGTAGCGGATGTACCGCTTGATCCCTTGCGGAGTCATGCCATGAATAGGTCCCATTTCAAAGGCCAAGTCGATGAAGTTATCCTCAAGCATGATGACCTTCTCTGCTTGGGCCATGATACGTTCCTTCACCAGCGGGGTCAGGCACTGCCTCTCCCTGCAGAACTCATGGAAGAGACGGATGATACCCTCACAGTGGAGAGACTCATCACGCACAGACCAGCTTACGATCTGTCCCATGCCCTTCATCTTGTTGAAGCGTGGGAAGTTCATCAACATAGCAAACGAAGCGAACAACTGCACACCTTCCGTGAAGCCACCGAACATGGCTAGGGTGCATGCAATGTCCTCGTCGTTGTCGACACCAAACTGACTCATGTAGTCGTGCTTGTCTCGCATGGCATCATACTCAAGGAACGCACTATACTCGCTCTCATCCATGCCGATGGTGTCGAGAAGGTGAGAGTACGCTGCGATATGAATCGTCTCCATATTCGAGAACGCAGTCAGCATCATCTTGACTTCGGTAGGCTTGAACACGCGACCGTACTTATCGTGGTAGCAATCCTGGACTTCGACATCAGCCTGAGTGAAGAACCTAAAGATTTGCGTCAGTAGGTTCTTTTCCTCGGGCGTGAGCTTGCCATTCCAGTCAGCAATGTCTGGTCCTAGAGGCACTTCCTCTGGCATCCAGTGAACCTGTTGCTGCAACTTCCAATACTCGTACGCCCAAGGGTGGGAGAACGGCTTATATGTCAGGGTGGGTTTAAGTAGACTCATTAAAAGTAACTCCATTATCTCTTAGAGACCTCATTGCTGCACAGAATAGTCCAAAGCTGTTTCTACCATCTATGTCTGCTTTTGCTATTTCTACTACTGCGGCTTCAACTGCTTCCTCGGGAAGAGAAATAGACAGTTCCTTGAAACTACTCAGGTCTCCTACTCTACGTAGATACTCAAGACCACCGTCTACTGCGATGGCTCCACACTTACACTCTCTGTAGTCGTGGCGATGGGCGCTGAACGGACGGTCTCCACATTTCAGACACTCGACCTGGTTCTGGATGATCCTTATTGACATGCCAAACACTCCTCGTAGTTAGTGACGGACTCGACGTATACGTGTTCTCGTTCCATCTTGTTATCAGAATCCACACCACCTGCAAAGCCTGCGCGTTGAATGGACTTGGACCGTAGGTAGTAGAGGCTCTTGATACCTCGACGCCATGCATCATAGTGCAGCATAGTAAGGTCCCACTTATCAATATCCGCAGGGATGAACAGGTTGATTGACTGTGCCTGATCGATCATCGGGGCACGGTCTCCTGCAAACTCAAGAATCCAACGCTGATCAATCTCAAAGCTGGTCTTGAACACCCTCTTTAGGTGGTCGTCCATCCAGTCAAGGTGCTGAACCGAGCCACCTTGTTCGAGGATACTATTCCAGATACTATCATAGTCTCTCTGATGCATGTCCTCGATGCCACACTTGCCATTTACATGTTCCCAAATGACTTCATCAAGATACTTGTTCTTGACAACATGACTGCCACTCAGGGTTTTGTGGGTGTAGATGTTTGCCGGGATGGGTTCAATGCATGCTGACGTTCCTCCAGCGATGATGCTAATGGAAGCAGTTGGCGCGACAGAAGTTTTGCAGGAGAAACGCTCATGTTCCCCTGCGTCAGCTGCGTCGGGACAAGGCCCTCTTTCGTCTGCAAGGCATTTGCTGGCGTTATTTACTTGCTCCTGGATATGAGTGAAGAAACGAAGGTTGAGAGCTTTCGCCATAGGACCTTCGAAAGCGATCTTTTTGGACTGTAGGTAACTGTGGAATCCCATAACACCAAGGCCAACGCTACGCTCACGCATAGCAGCATACTTGGCACGAGCCATGCTATCAGGGGCACGGTCGATATAGTCTTGCAGAACGTTGTCCAGAAACCGCATGACATCGGCAATGAAATCGCCATTGTCTTTCCACTCATCCCATGTCTCCAAATTCAGCGAGGAAAGACAGCACACCGCAGTGCGATCATTACCCAAATGGTCGAAGCCAGTAGGCAACGTAATCTCGGCACAGAGGTTCGAGGTTGTGACCTTGAGACCTAGCTTGCGGTGGTGCAGAGGCATCGCCTTATTAACATGATCCACGAACACCATGTAAGGTTCCCCAGTTGCGAGACGAGTCTCGACCAGTTTCTGGAACAGCGAACGGGCATCTACCTCTCCACGTACCTCGTTAGTCTTGGGAGAACGAAGCTGAAACTTCTCTCCTGCCTTGACCGCTCTCATGAACTCGTCGGTGATGAGGACTCCGTGGTGGAGGTTAAGGCTCTTTCGATTGAAGTCACCGGAAGGCTTGCGGATTTCAAGGAACTCTTCGATTTCGGGGTGGCTGACGTCGATGTAAACAGCAGCGGACCCTCTGCGAAGAGACCCCTGACTAATAGCCAGAGTGAGGCTATCCATAACATTGATGAAGGGAATGATACCGCTTGTAGTGCCGTTAAGCCCCACGGGTTCACCAATACCACGCACATTGCCCCAGTAAGTACCGATCCCGCCACCACGCGAGGCCAGCCAGACGTTCTCGTTCCACGTATTAACAATTCCGTCAAGAGAATCGTCAACGCTGTTAAGATAACAACTGATAGGAAGTCCACGAGTTGTTCCTCCATTGGACAGCACAGGAGTAGCTGGCATGAACCACAGTTGGCTCATGTAGTCGTACATGCGCTGTGAGTGAGCTTCATCGTCACCGTATGCTTCGGCAACACGTACAAAAAGGTCTTGATATGTTTCGTCTTTTAGAAGGTATCGGTCCGAGAGAGTTTCTTTTCCGAAGGGGGTCAGCAGGGTATCACGGCTAGGGACCGAGGTAATTGTCATTGATATTTTCCTTATCGTAAAATGGTTGAGGGGGAACCCCAAGGTATAAACCTCAAGGCTCCCCTCAGTCAAGCGGTGATAAGGGGTGATTACGCTTCTTCGAAGTTCAGAATACCCCACTCGTAGTCAGCATTGCTCTTGGCTTCATGCGTGACCTTGGTACGTACGGTTCCGCTAAGGGTCTGACCGTCGGCACCTACCGTGACCTTGCCTGCCTCAATGAGGCCAGCGAGGAAGCTCTGGAAAGGAGCAAAGCCGGTGATCGAAGTCGTGTAACCGAGCTTCGTGCCTGCTTCAATCTTGCTCTTACCCTGAGTAACCTCCGAGGTGTTGACCATAAGGATGTCAGCACCACGATACGGGTTCTGCGGGCTGATGCTGCGACCGTTAGCTTCCGCTACGGCTGCGCCCCAAGCCTGACCAGTCTTTGCTTCGGTACGGCCATCATAGGTCTTGATGTACTCGTACTTGTTGCCGAGGAGTGCGATACGCAGACCCTGGAACAGCTTGACGTTGATGAAGTCGATATCAACTTCGACCTCTTCGATGAGCGCCTTCTCGTTCTTGTCGAGACGGAAGCCCGTGTCCTTCACTTGCACCCACTTGTCAGGGCTAAGACCACCCGACTTGAGGAAGCCCGTGAGCGACATATCGAGTGCACCACCCTGTGGGGCCTGAGCAAGCTCTCCACCCGACTGCGTAGTAGCTACGTCAGTACCGGTGGTTTCTGCTGCCTTGGCTTCGGCTGCGGCGATGGCGTCGTCAATCTGATTGCTCATAGTAGATATTTCCTTATTCGATTAGTTGAAGTTATGCCGCACAACCATACTTGCTTGGTTGAACAACCGTTCCTTGTGAGCCTCAATGCCCTCAAGGAACCTCGGTGCATGAGTAGGTAGGGCAGCTAAGCCTGTTCCCACTCCGTCCTTCGGCCAGACCACATGCTTGCCCTCTTTCAGGTGAGCATGAAGCTTGTCGAAGGCTTCCCTGACAGGCACACAGTACCTAGCAGGATTCAGTTGGACGAGTTCGTCCGTAATCTTTTGCATAGGAGACACCTTGGTAGGTATCCCCACAGCGTTCTTGCAACCTCTGGCTTCCCGAGCCTGACCACCGTAGCCCACACGAGCTAGGTTATCTCCGAAGACGAAGAGGACATCAGGATTGGTTGTAATGATTTCGCGTGTGTATCGTTCGACAATTATCACACGGCCAGTTTTTGTCACAGAGCTAGTTCCAAGATTGTTTCGTTATAGAATTTCGAAGCCTCTACATAGACGTCAGTCATATCGTTGTCAATATGATAAACATCCAGACGAGGATTTTTTAACGACCGAGCGGAAACAACGTGCTTCTCCCTGTCGTCGTAGAATGAATAGCGATTGTCCTGATGTCTGTCAAGCAGCATCTGAATCATTTGTCCCTTGGGGAGGTGGTCCACATGCATGACCTTGATCGGACGCTCATGGCTGTGCATGTTGTTTTCGATGAACTCCTGCACACGAGCCACTGCGAACCGATCGCTCCGAGCGGTGATGATATGATATGGACCTTCCAGAATATGTTGGAAGGCTGGCCCCCGCTTGATGGGGATGCCTGCGTCATACAAGGCAGCCTGGATGCAGATGTAGCGAGAGGACTTGAAGCTCTCACGGCTCAGGTTCAGGTCGTGCCTGTAAGCCATCTTCGACACGAACTCAACATCGTGAGGCCCAAGAGGTAGCTGGAAAAGCCCTTCCTCTAGAGGATACGCCAGCACTCCATCGAAGTCGAACAGGTTCACGTTCGGCAACTCATGGTAGCTGTGGGTACAATAGGTATTCAGATTCAACATCAGATTTCCTTTCGGGTCAGGGCCTATAGAGTTTGGCTCTAGGTCTTGTCAAGAGTTAACTTGGTTACGTTTGTAACTATCCTTATAGTGTATTATATATTTTAGAATCTCTCGGGAATCTAAAAATATATAACAAGTTTACAACTTAGAGAGAAAAAGCCTCGAAAGAGACCGGTTCAACATCGCTTCCCGTAGCTCAGCACCTACTTTTGGTGTATAGATTTCACGAAACTCACCAAAATGGTTCTTTTCACCCATCAGCAGGCTTGCCATTTGCTCCGCCTCTGCCCAATCAAGCGGCCCCATTTCTGCCACAATGTCAAATCGACCGCTGCGGATCAGAGCCGGGTCCAGTTTCTCAGGATGGTTCGTGGTCGCAATCGTGACCAGACCATGAGGGGTGAGGAAACCGTCCAGCACATTGAGCAGAGTAGACAGGGAGATACCATCTGAGTCCGAGTCTCTTGCCACGTTAGCTTTCACCGCGTCGATGTCTTCGATCACGAGGATGCTCTTGTGCCAGTCACAACGGCACCCAATAAGCTCCATCAGTTCGTTCTCGTCCTCAACCCCCGACAGGTTAAGGAACAGGATATCTCTCTTGAGCTTCGAGGCGAGCGCATGGATCAGACTGGTCTTGCCAGTACCCGGTGGTCCCTTGAGCAACATGCCCAAGTGGTATGGGATACCCTTCTCACGATACTCTGCTTCGCTATCATGAAAGTTTTGAATAGCCTCACTCAAGTTTTCTTTCAGATTACCACTAGTGAACACGCTACTCATCGGTCGCAGAGGCAAATACCCATGCGAAGACCAGCAGTTACGACCGTTCCGTCGCAGCTTAAGCCTCTGTTCCTGGCTCTCTTTTCTCATCGTATCAGCTACCTCATCACAAAATTGTGCAACACCCTTGGTCCCAAAGCCAAGGAACGTGACCGTCAGTAGTTCCTTGAAGACCTCAGTGGCACTACTCTCTTCCATGTGCCGGTGGACAATGACAGGCTTGCCTTTATACTTACCCCAATGGCGACCGTAACCGATGGCCATACCGGAATAGATTTCCTTGTCCTTCGCTTCGGCCTCATCCCACATTGAAATGTTCTCGTAGGTGAACTCACGAGACCACTTAGTAGAAATCATTTGCTCCGTAACGATCTTGTTCACGTAATAATATTCGTCCTTATCAGAACGAAACGTAAGATCGTAACTCACAAAGTGCCTCATACTATCCCAAATTTTCAATGGAACATTCCGAGCAGTATACGTCAGAGCCGTAGCAGGGGCCGCTATCAACGCCCCCTGCGCGAACTCATTCTCCTGAACCAGAGTGATCAACCAATCAGGTAGCATTAGCTCAATCCTTTCACATTTTCCATAACCGTATGGCTCAGGTTTTCTTTCTTCACCACGATCTTACGGACCTTCTGGTCCACACTCTTTAGATACTCAAGGAAGTAGACTTGCAGATGTTCATCCCGAGCCTCTCGCTCTCCTCGCTTGATAGCCTGTTCAACATTGGAGTCGCTGTAGGACAGCGAAGTGAACACGATGATCTTGGTCCGCTGCCAGTTCCAACCAGTCGCGGCCACGGCCGGGGTTGCACAGATAACGTCAAGCTCACCAGCTACGTAGGCACGATCAATCTCTACGCGCTTGGCATTGCTCACCCCTCCGTGCATTACCCCGACCGACAATCCTAGCTCTCGCAGGATTTCGGCGTTGGCTTCAACTTCCTCAGGCATCGACCCGAACACAACCATACCCGGCTGAGCCAACCCTTCAAGGTAATCATGCTTGGCTGTGCGTTCCTTGATGTCAAAGATATGTGGGCAGTTAATGATCTGCCTCGCTCGCATCGTTGCAACTCCGGGATTACTTCCGTCGAGGAACATACCCTCAAGCTCGACACAGGCCATTTCTTCGAACTCGGTATAAGCTTCCAGCATCTTCTCATTCATCTTGATGTCGTCCACGATTTCAACATGGCGCTTCTCTTCACCGTGGACTTCTTCCCACGTATGAATGACACCGTGACGATTGAAGATTTCTGTCACTTTCTCCTCGTTCTGCCAGAACACCACCTTGTCGTAGTCGTCGATGAAACCAGCATGCTGCGCCCTGAATCCAAGGTAGCTGCCGTAGTATTGAGGGCAGACAATATGGATAGCAGTGAAGCAAGAGTCGAGGCGACCATCAATAGGCGTACCCGTGCAATAGTAAAAGCCTTCCGTCCTATCCATGAGAGCATAGAGTTCACGGCTGGCCTTACTGTTGTAGGTCTTGTAGCCTTCATGGCCTTCGTCGATCACTACCAGATCAATCTCGGGGTGCTTCTCTACTAGCTCTTTCCAATAGTTTTTCAGGAACGTAAAGCCAACGACGAACACTTTGATTTCAGGATCGTCGATGTAGTTGATGTAACCAGTCTGTTGGTTGGCCTCGGGCACACTCTTGCGCTTGCGAGGTCCGAGGGTCTCGTCCAGACGCTCAATCACTTTCACTTCATGGGGTTCGAATCCCGAGAAGCGAATAACTTCGAGACGATTCTTGTTACGAAGGTGGTTGGGCTGAACGATGATAGTCTTCTTGCCCTTCTTCGTCCAGTAGTACCACGACAGGGCACAGAACACTGGCGTCTTACCAGTGCCTGGTTCAGAGAAGTTAAAGCTGCGGGGATTCTTGATCGCAACAGCGAGGTCGTTTACCTGATAGTCACGAAGGGCAATCATCATATTTCCTTTAGATTAGATTAAGTTCTATTTCTCGGGGGCAAGCTTGCCCTCCCATTCTATCTTTCGATTGGGGTCAGTGTCAGATTCAGGGTACCATCCGTAGTCTTCCTCAAAGACTCCTCTGAGTGGCCCAGACAGCCACTTGCCTAGAGCCAGTTTTGCACTAAGCTCATTATCAAATAGCCGAGGCACGTTGCCCCCGGCTACCTTTCTTTGCCACATCTACGGCTGTGTGTCCACAAGTTTTGCGGGACCAAGGGATGTAATACTCAAGATCGTCAGTTGCGATTATGAACATCACCGGTTCACCTTCTCGTCTAACACCACGATAGCTTTCTTCGTGGCCTTGCACACTTTCAGAGAGACATTGAAACCTGCGGGATTATCCAGAGGCACCTTAGCCTCCCCGACGTAGCTCCCGTCCTCACTCGGGTTCAGGATCAGAACGTGTTTCATAGGATTCCTTTCAGATTAAAGATTGGGTTGAAGTGGGGAATCGAACCCTCACCTGCCGGGTCACATCCGGCCATGCTACCATTAACACCAACAACACCGTGTGATCAAGCCCTTTCCGCGTGACTGGGAGTCTTACCTCGTTGGCGGCACTGAACCCCGAGTTCGCTTCCAAGCTAGTTAGGCTCTTAGGCTCTACTCGTCATTCCAATGTCGGTCTACAACCAACGAACCAGAACCTATTCGGCAGCAGGATAACTACTCCTCTGGTCTACAAGGCTACTCTGGCACTCCCAGCCCCTCGGAAAAGGCTCGAAGAAAATGGCAGGAGGGGAGGGAATCGAACCCTCTCTCTCGGATTTGGAGTCCAAGAGGCATAACCCGTATGCTCCGACCTGTGGTCTAGAAGGAAGGATTCGAACCTTCGGCCCTCCCGCCCCAAACGGGATGCTCTGGCCAGACTGAGCTACTCCTAGATGGCTGATACGGCAGGACTCGAACCTGCATCCCCGTCATTAACAGTGACGTACATTGCCATTATGCTACGCATCAACATATATTTTGGGAAATGGTTGCAGAGGTGGGACTCGAACCCACGGTTTCCGACCTTATGAGGGTGGTGAGATGCCGCTTCTCTACTCTGCAACAGAGTATCGGCGGGAGTTAGTTAGCCGCCGACAGCTTGTTCACGCATGGGATGTCGCACCCATGCGTGTGTATTGGGTCGCCAATGATTTACATTCATGTAACGCATTTCTAACTCCAATAGGTGGGCCGAGGGTGGTTAAACCGCATTAAGGAGATGGGAATCCCCTCGGCCCGTGGAGGGTCATATAGACGAGGTCTTTTTAGGTGTCAACCCTCTAACTTTTGCCTTTCTAAAACTCGACCCAAAATCTTCTGAAAAATTTTCGTAAAAATCTGGATGCCCCTGCTTGATTCGAACCAGCGTTAAAAGCTTCAAAGGCTCCGGTCCTACCACTAGACGAAGGGGCAGTGGATGCACGGGCAGGGTTCGAACCTACGTTTCAGGAGTCAGAGTCGAGCGTCTTACCGATTAGACGACCGTGCAACATTGGAGCGGATGGAGGGAATCCAACCCTCTTGGCATGGCTTGGAAGGCCAGCTGGCTAGCATAGCCACACCCGCTCAAACATGGCGACCCCGGCGGGACTCGAACCCGCTTGAACTCGCATAGACAGTGCGAGGCCTCGACTCTTCGGACCTCGGGGCCATGTCTGGTGGACCTAGAGAGATTCGAACTCTCACCTAACATCTTGCAAGGATGCTGCTCTCCCATTAAGCTACAGGCCCGTATCTGGTGCAGAAGAATGGAATCGAACCGCTGACACGGTGAACTTCAACCACCTGCTCTACCACTGAGCTACTTCCGCAATCTGGTGCCGGATGTAGGCATCGAACCCACGACCTTCTGGTTACAAATCAGCTGCTCTGCCATCTGAGCTAATCCGGCGTTAATTTACTTCTTCGTCACTATGAATGATGTCGATACTTTCACCCTTGGCTAGGTCGATTTCGAGAACGTCTCCGTTTGAGAGCATGTAACCGTAACCTCCGCTGTCCTGTACATGGGTAACGTGACCGGTTTCATCTTCTTCTGCGACACAGACTAGAACAAACTTCATAGATATTTCCTTTTAGATTAGAATGGAACCCTAGGTGCGACTCGAACCCACATTTTCAACTCCATTACAGATAGCGGTGTAGAAGACCGAACTGGTTACGAGGGTATTGGACAAAAGAAAGGGGGCTGAAAAGCCCCCTTTCCCACACACAAGTCGTTGCCGACTTAAAAGCGGATACCGAGGCCAACAAGTCCAGCGTGTTTTCCAACGCCAGCTTCGAAGTCCGTGTACCTGTATTCAGCCGACACAAAAGTGTTGTTGCTGATGTTGTATTCGAGGCCAGCACCTACACGCAGACCATCCAGTTCACGACTGAATACGTCACGGTAGTTGGTGTAGCCTGCTTCACCATACAGCATTACGTCGTCGAAGGTATAACCGAGACGGGCCGAGGCTCCGATTTCGCGGCTGTCTTCGAAGACGTTGTCAGCAGTTGCCTCAAGGCCGACGATTGCATCGCCCAGAGGAATGTTGACACCGGCGTTGGCACCGTAAACGATGTCGTCAGCAGTCGGAACCTGAGTTACGTCCTGCACACCGGCAGTTGCCGAGGCATACAGGCCACCAAACTCATTGGCCGAGGCCGGTGCAGCTACGCCAAGGGCGAGGGCACCAGCGATGAGGGCAATCTTAGTTCGCATTTTCGTCTGCTCCATCAGCGTCAACCGGTCCACCGGCTTCAACTACTACTTCTTCTTCCTGCTCCTCAGCAGGTTCACAAGCTGCTACGGCAAAGGCCAGAGCGGCTGCTCCAAGGACTGCGTACTTACGATTCATAATGGTATTCCTTCTCTTGGTTAAACTAAAAGGGATTCTGTTGACAGGTTCCTTTGGACCCCGCTTTGCCTAATTAGGCCGCAATTGCCATTTTCATGACTGGCATGTCATTGTCGTTTGCATTTATCAAACTTGGCTTTTCAAAGCAGCCACGCTCACAGCCTAACAACTCGTCCGCTTGGCAATCGATCCTGGTTCGCCCCCATCAGATTGACTGAAAGCAGGAATTGAACCTGCGTCCCGCCGGTTTGACCTAGCAGAGACTTTCCAATTGGTCTCATATCAGTCAATCTGGTGGAGGCGGCGGGTACTGCCCCCGCGTCTTGCCCTCACTTCAAAGCCGCTTCAAGCGACTGGTTCGGCGCATATACGCCTATCAGATATGAGTGTCAACCTCCTTGAGGTCTACTCCATCCAATTTTATCTCCCAATCGGGATATTTCTTCTTCAATCTCAGATACCTGTTGATAGTGGCACCAAGCATCCACTTATTTTCGCACCGCCTGATGTTGATCACTTGATCCGAGGAATCTTGCTCGAAATCACGGGAGATACTGACATCCCTTCCATCGTAACTGATACGGCAGATGCCGATGTCGAACCGTTCGTGACTGCGCTCCGTTTTCCAGTTAACGAAGATCAACTGTATAGGGATACCTGTTGGGTTGTCTCCTGCGTAGTCCTCGACTAGGATAACTTCCTGCATACTCTGAGGGTAGACACCCTCTCATCAATGCAGGACAAGCCACCCATAATTTTCTGAGGCTCAGGAATCTTCCCGCCCAAGGCTTTGAAACTGCCCCAAGCTTCGTTCTCATTGCCAGCTTCGATGAAGATATCCAAGTCCTTGACCTCGACATCAAACACTAGGTCTCGGAGTGCGCCCCCTGCCAGTACGGCAGAGGGACACACTTTCTGAATATCTTCCAGCACCTGTTTCCAAGTGTCAGGAATCTTCTTCATAACTAATCTCCAGACCCCTCTCTTCGAGAATCTTCTCAAGTTCCTCCGGTGTCAGGTCTACCGAGTTAGCCAGCAGGGCGACAGGGTCTTGACGGTGGTTGAGAATAAACGCTTGGGCACGATGCATGACAGAAATACCATCACTAGCTTGCTGAACCAGTTTCCACATTTCTCGGATGCTTTCTTGCGAGAAATCGGGTAAGTTACGAATAACCCACTCGCTTCCGCAGCAACAAGTCCAGTCCTTCCTCCAATACTCATTCGAGCGGCCATGAGGAGATTTATCCGTCTGGTAATACCCGCTTTTCGGACTAACGGGATCGTTATTTGTGTGCCGAATTTTCAGAGGAACCGTCCCGTGCTGCGGGTGGTACGCTTCAAGTGGCTTGTCTGGGTCAATCATTAGAATGTGTATCCTTTCATCTTGAGACATTTTGCTGTGATCTGACGAGCAATCAGGGCGTTCATCGGAGAGGCTTTCATCCCCTCGTATTCACACTCCTGAATATCTCGATTAGTCTGCGATGGACTTGCTCCGGGTTTCTGGACCACGGTGGTTGCACAGGCTGCTAGTCCCAGAGCCAGTGCTACTGTTATGACGTTCTTAATCATCACGTTCTCCTTCATAAAGTTCAAGACAGATGCCGAATCGCGGCACACCGTCTGGTGTTAGTTCAAAATATCGGACCTTGGCAGTGCTAAAATCTCTTCCCATGAGAGACTCGGCATACTCTCGGCTTCCCTTAACTCCTGAGCCAAACTCTTTTCCGTTCTTGGCTCGGCAGAGTACGCTCTTGACAGCACCAGACCAGTTGCCTTCGCCCTCAACGAGTCGAACCACTTCGAATTCATCATCCAGAAAATCCTTTCGCTTGAGTAGATGCTTGCTCCGCTTCTGTTCATAAGGCTTGTCGAGTCGAAGCATCGAACCTTCATGTCCTGCGGCCACGCACTTGCCGTGGAAGTCATTGAAGAATTTCACGGGGTCGTCCGAAGTAATCTTCAAAGTAGCGGTCGGAACAATAGGACCATAATCATCTACAGTATTGATGCCAGCATCTTGTAATGCTTGTGAGAGAAACACCATCCTGGTGCTAAACTTGAAGTCTGCTTTGGATGGGCAATCATATACGTAGTATTCCACAAGCTCTGCGGATTCAGCAAGCTGCTCGTCAGTTGGGTCCTGCTTCTTGCACAGGCTCATGAGACGAGGGAAGTCGTCCTTGAGGTGATGGTTGTAAAGCTCACCGTCGATGATAAGCATCGGGTCTTTCTTGAAGGCTGCTTCCAGCGCCTCAAAGATGTGAGGACAGCCAAGGATTGGCTTACCCTGACGAGAGAATAGTCCATCCTTCGTAGCGATGCAGCGCATTCCATCCAACTTAGGCTGAACATAAAGGTCCTGCCACAGGGGTAGGCCCTTGTAGGGTTGGGCAAGCATCGGCTTGAAGAAGTGAGCACCAGACTTGGCAGCTTCCTTCGTTTCAGAATACTCTCGGCTCAGCTTGTTCTCGTACTTGCTGGCTACCTCAAGCTCGGCCTGTTCTTCGGGCGAAGTTTCGTTCGCTCGTCCCACGTTCTTACCCTTAGCAGTGGTCCACTTAGATTCAACCAAACTTCCCCCTTCGATACCCGCCACGGTCCTATATTTTGCTCCGTCGATTTCCATTCGCCAGACACGGCAATTTCCTTTCGTGTCATACTTGTAGATTGTGGGGTGTACGATCATCCGATATCTCCAAAGTTGTCGAGCATGGCTCGCATTGCGGCCTCGGCCCTGTCTGCTCTCTCATTGGCCAGAGCTTTAGCCTTACGATAATTGGCCAGACGGGTCAGGTACGCCTTTTCCACTGCGTTTTGCGTGGCTCTCTGCATATGAGCGCGGTCCTGCATCCGCTTGATTTGTTCAATCAGTCCTTCTCTGGTCTTTTCTTCCAGAGGTTTGAATACGCGAGTGATGGTCATACTGACCTCCATTTATTTTCAAAAATGAGGCGTTCTGGAACAAATCCAGAACGCCTCTCCCTCTATTACTTGGCCTTAACGCGAACGCTTGGGGCCTGTCCTCGGGTGATCTTCTGCTGCTTGGATACCACGCCCTGCTTCACAAGGTTGGCCTGCACACGCTCGTCCTGAGCGAGGAAGGTGTTGACATCCAGAGAGAATACGACCTGACCAGTGTTGCGGTCTTCGGTCTGCTTCGTCACCGTAACGGTGGCAATCGAAGTTTCGATAGTAGCACCCGCATCACCGACTTCTGCTATCAGGTCGGCCTTGAGTTGGGCCAGTTCTTCGTTCTGTGCCTTGATGCGAGCGTCGAGCATTGCGATCTGGGCGGCGAGTGTAGTTTGAGTATTCATTTCGATTTCCTTTAGATTAAGCGGTTAGTTAGGTGCCGATTTCACGATGAATGCGAGCGGCCAGTTTCGGCGAATTGGTGGTCGCTGCAAGGGTGGGTAGCTCATTCTCACGAGCAAACTTTCGGACAATAAGATTAGGACTGTTCCTCATCCTCCGCATCAGCGTCCAGAATGTGAATGCGTCCTGTTCCAGCTTCATAAGATAATGTCCTTTCGATTTGTGAGAGCGTCCAGTCGTGAGCGAACGGACGACGCTCTGCTCTATAGCTCTCACGTTTATTGAGACCTGTCAACTCCCCTATCCTTTCCCGAGTCAATCCCTTTTCGCTCATAGCGGCAATAATGCCTCCGAGCCTGGCCCTAAGGCCTGCGGTTTCATCGGTTAGTCCGTAGGGAGTTTTCAGCCTCGCCTTGGGTTGATACCCCTTGGGTAACATGCGGCGAACTGCGACAGCATGTCTGCCGCAGATCACTGCAATATCCTCGGGGTGGACCCGATCAGCTATCAGTTTCGATAACATCACTAATCCGGTCAGTCATCATCTGGTTCATCAGAGCCTTGTACATGGCTTCATTGGTCCCCTTGGAAGCATGCTGCTTTGCATAATAGCTGAACAACCAGTGGCAATCGTAGAGCAGACCCTTAAGTTGAGCGATTTCCTCATCTTGAGAGTCGTCCTGTTGCTGAGTGATTTCTTCAACAGCACCACGAGTCCAGTGACCGCCATTCACGCTGTCCAAGCTCGCCCCGTCCCATTTAATGTTGTAGGGAGCAGTGGCATCAGTGCGGACGGAAACTACTGTTCCTTCCTTACCGAAGTACCGTCCTTCCTTGATGCATCGGACTCTCGCTCCTGCCCCAATGAGGGGTTGATCGACCAGTTCGAGTTCTCGTGCAAAGAAGCGCAGAGGTATCTTGTCAGCTACCTGCACAACATACCTTTGGCCACTTGGGACTTGGATATTCGAGTAAATCTTGATGATTTCTCCAACCTCTCCTTCAATGATCGAGGTGTATATGCTGGATACTACGCGAACCTTGTCGCCTTCTTTGAAATCAGACATTATTTTTCCTTTCAATTAAAGATGAATTACGAAGCCAGTCTCGTCCTGACGACCTTTACCCTTTACCTTGAGGCCAACTACCACACCCTCGGGGTCCTCGGGTCGGTAATCAGTCTCGTCCCCGTCAATCACAGGCCGACCGAGATACTCGTCGGGGAGTTTGCCAGAGAACACGACAGCAATGTTTCGGTCCTGCTTAGTTGCAAACTTACGATTAGTCTCGTTCAAACTGAACGTCAAGTGGTAATTGTGAGGGATGCGCTTACGGTTGTGGATTTTGGTGTAGTCGTAGAACTGAATGTCATAGAACTGCTCCAAAATCGTGCCTTTGCCACCAAGGATTCCGGCCCGCTCTCGCACCCAATCCCATACCGTAAACTTCACGGTTTCCCAACGAATATCGCTGGTCCCATTCAGTCTCACAGCAAGGTCGAGCTTCTGATCGTCCGCAGACTTCTTCATCTTGGCAATCTCCAGAACCAGAAGGTTCATGAAGGCCTCACGGTCAGCAAAGAACGCCTTGGTCCGTTTGATACGAGCCTCGTTCTTGTTCTTGAGATATGCCGGGTTTCCTGCGGTGTGCAGACATGCTGCCGTACAGCCTGCCGAACGCATCGGACAGACCTCAAAGCCAGACAAGTCGGCAGGTGCAAGGTGAAGCACTGCACCGAGAACCCCTAGCTTTTCGTTCTTGGCAACCTTTGGATTGGTGCCCTCGCCGGAAAGCAGGGAGTTGACGCCCAGATGCTTCTTTAGTTGAGTTAGATTAGATGGTTGGGTCATTTTAGTCTCCTTTTGTGAACCCGTTCTACTCTGTAGCTGTTGGGTTTTGGGAAGTGGTTCATCACCTTTAGGGCCTCTGCCTCGGTTTCATACCAGCCATGACAGTCGGTGAAAGGCTCTGCCTCATGGTGATCGGCATCAACGAAATTTCCCAAGTCGTCAGTATAGAGCGTGTACTTAATCACCCAGATAGCTGAGTCAGGGACCATTTCCTCGATGGGTTGCCATGTCATACAAAGAACTCCCATGTCAGGTCCATAAATTTCTCGGCGTCTGCCTCGTCGTTAAACCAAGAGTCACACCATTTCCCTGCGGCTCTGCCGTTTGCTCCGTTTGGAAAGTAATCAACCTTGAATGATGGTCCTCTCCAAGTAGTGGTTTTTCTTACCTCGCATAGAAAGTCCCAATCATTGGATTTTTCATCCAAGACATAGATCGCTTTACGCCAGATTTTTCCAGTGCCTTTCTTACTCTGGTTTGCCCTCACACTAATGGCGATAACATTTTTGGAATCCAAGAGAGTGATTTCTCGGACATAACCCCCAAATTCCGGGGGCAGGGCGGTATCCTTCAACTGGCAGCTGCATAATTAACCTCCATTACTGCTTGAGCGAAACCACGAGGGGTCTCACTACGAATTTGTTTCGTCTTGGCAGACTTGCCGCCCAACTTACTGTGTTGAGCCGAATCTGCACCAGGGTCGCCCACAGATTTCTTCAGGGGCATGATGAAACCATTGCCGGTCCATAGGCAGGTTTTCTTGCGGTATTTGTCTCGCGGCGCAATATAGTCGGGCCAACGAGGGTGAACATCATCTTCCGGCAGATACCCGCCATACTCATAAGGGTGAAACATGTGATCGGGCTTGCGCCACATGGTCGAGAGGACCGATACCGGATTCTCTGCGAACCAAGGTTTGCCTGTCAGATTACCTAGCTTTTCAACCTGACGAGCAAGTGATACAGCATTGATCTGGAAGTTGACATCCTTGATACGTTTATTCTCAAAGTGAGCAGCACCCGAGACTGCAAGATCAGTGCAGGGCGGGAAACCAAAGATGATGTCGGGCCGGACAATTTCGTGAATGTTCTGGATTACAGCATCGTCGTTAAGATCATTATCGAAGAAGAACATGATGCCGCCACCGTCAGTGTGCTTTACCGTGTTCTTGTTCTGAGTGTCGAAACAATATACCGCCGCGCCTCTCTCGGCCCACGGTCGGCCCATGTTTCCGCTCTCGTCGAACAGGCTTACTACAGTAACCATTTTACTCTCCACATCTATAGGCGTGGAACAGACCCTGAATGTACCACACATGGGTCAACTTCGCCTCGGGTAGTTCCTTTTCCAGAAACTCCAACTTCCTCAGCCTCTCTTCCAGAGTGATGAAGCAATGCTGCGGATCATCCTCAGGATTGTACATGGGTCGTTCTTTGGACCCGAGGGTATAGTAGGTCATTTCCGTTTCCTTTTCGCTAATTCTCCAAAGCGGATTGCGACCGCCTTTGAGAGTCGGCCCAACGTGATGGAGCTACATGTCATAATGAGTTCGACAGCACCTTCCACTGTCTGCTTTCCATCAGCGGTTTGTGTCACCATGCGTTCGGCGAAGGTTACCTCGTCCGTCGTCGGCTCTGCTGGTTGCGGCGCTTGTGGTGCCTCTTCCGCAACAAGTCGGTTGAGCGCTTGGATGGTGTCGGATTTGGGGTTGATTGGGAAGTCGAAGGGTTCCCATTCTTGTCCTGACTGCTTGGCATCAGCCTGCGTCCCTACAAAGGTCCCGTCTTTCAGTCGATACAAGTTCATTGAGATATTCTCCTCTACGAATACGAGCGGCGATTTGTCTTGAATTTTCCATGTCTGTGATGTCGTCCCCAAGCGGCGACCACTGCTGCTCCAGCCATTCGGCGATCATAACTTCGGTCTTGGCATTCCCAAAAATCCTGGTCTGCTGCGGAGCGGGATTGAACCCACCGCCCCCGCCTGTGGGGATAGAAGGTTTTTTATTAATCTTTACGAGAAGATTTCCAACCTGCTCTTGTCTCCACTGGTAGAGTCGCTTGGAGGATTTAGCTTCCTTTCTCCATCCCCAAGCAATTATCACCAGACCTACGATAACCCCAAATAAAAAAAGAAATCATGACTTCTTCTCGGCCCTAAAGGCAATGTATTTGTCCCCCTTCATTGAACTCATAATAGAGCAGATTTCTCTCAGAATGTCGTGCTTATCGACTTTGACTTCTTCGTTAGTCCACAAGCAGCCCGTCAGGTCAGAATAAGCGTGAGAATACTTCGCAGTGGTGTTGCCCATAGCGGTTTTAACTAGATTTTCCTCAAGCTCATAGAAGTTGAGAGGTTCAGTCGCTATGTGAAATTGAATAGTCATGATGGAACCTTGCCAAGACACCATATCTTCTACGGCTTCGGCCAGATACACTAGACCGGTTTGGGTCTTTACTGAAATCGCAGAGTATTCTCCTTCGTAGTGACCTAATCTACCTTGTAGAAGTAGCACATCAGGGTTTTGATAGTCTGCTTGTATTCTCTCCATATTGGCCACTTTGGCACGAAGAGTTTCAAGTTCTTCTCGTTCTGCATCAGTCATTTCAGATACTCCAAAAAGGTGAGACTGACAGGACGAATAGGGAAGTCCTGCCAGTCTCTAGTCGATCAGATTAGTCGAGGGTGATCGTACGGCCCGAAGGCAGCAGCGTCACGGTATCGCCCTTCTGTTCATACGAAGTAGTATCACCGAGGCGATTCTTCGTGGTCTGCCGAGACCCGTCAGTAAAGACGAGAGTGATTTCGGCACGGTCGCCCCGAGTGTCGAGACGTTCGACAATCTTGCGGGCTTGCGTTCCGCCGCGATACACGGCAGTCGGCGTCCGAGTGAAGCGGGTCTGTGCTTCTTCATGAGTGACCTCTTCGATCACTTCATAGCGGCAGCAACGGCCCTTGCTGATGTTGTAGTCGTGCGGGAAGGCACCAACATCACGAGGATTGACCTTGACCATCATCGTGCGGCCACCACGAGCGTAACCGCTGGACAGATAGTCATTCGAGCAGAAGTGAAGGCCACTCGAAGAGGTGCGGTCAGGGTTTTCGTCCACCTGATTGCGAGGAATTTCAACCACGCAACCAACCGAATTGTCGAACTTGCCGGAATAGATGTCCTTGTAATCATCACGGACCATCTTCCATGCAATGAAGCAACCGTCAGGGGTGATGGGCAGGTTCGAACGTTCGAGCCACTCGTACAGACCTTCCACGGCGCGATAGCTCGGGTTGAGCATCACGTTCCCCATGAAGTTGACAAGCGGAGCGGCCTGCCCTTCCTTGCCTTCGCTCACCATCTGGATGATGCGACGAGCAAGACCGGTTCGCATTTCACGGTCGCCGTAGAACAGCTTGCCGTTTTCGACACGGATATTGGTGCTGGCCGAATGCTTGTTGATGGCCTTCGTCACCGAAATCAGGTCCTCAAGTTCCTCGTGCCGACTTGGGTCAGCATAGGCATCCTTGATGGTCTCGAAATTCGGATGATCGTTAGCAATCGTATGGACATTCGTCCCGATAACAATCGTAGCACCAGTGGTATTGGTAATCATAGCAACGTGCATGTTATTTCCTTTCACTGCTTCGAGTTCGTAGTCGTAATAACTCCAATTGCTCTTGGCGTTTTCACCAGTAACGTAATAGATATTAGACTCACTATTGAAGCTTACGACGGTGCCGATTTCACCTTCTTCGATGTAATCGTCATCAGCCGGCCCGATTTGTCCAAAATCATTGACCAAGACACGGACCTTATCACCTGCATTAAAAGTACTCATTTTACTTCCTTCCTTTAGAACAACCGATTTTTCATTTCATTCGATGAACGACGAAACAGCATTGAATCATCGCACAACTCCGCAATTAGCGGATGCTTGGCCTTTACATCTTCGACCAACTTACGGATACGGGCAAAATGACCCGTTCCGTCCACCTTGAGTAGTTCTCTACGAACTGCCTGATGCTCGGTGGTGGTAACGTCCTTGTGCTTCTCATGCAAGCGCAAAATTTGCAACAAAGGACCTCGCTTCGGGAAGTTGTCCAACTCAGCCAACTCGTCGATATGCAGGAGAACATCGTTCATGGAATAATCCTGACGAGCCATGTGCCAGCCAGTGGCTTCTGGCAAGTCTTTGTATTCCTTGCGATATTCTTCCTTGACCTTCTTGACACCCTCTTCGACAGAGTACCACTTCGGGTCGTTCTCAATCCCACTTGCCTTGAAGTCAGTGAGGTTGAGCCACACGATGTTTTCAGGCTTGCTACGACGAGCAATCTGAATATCATTGCTGCTGGACTTGGCAGCAAAGTTGTTCATCACAATATACATGCCACCGTCCGAAGGCAGGGCATGGTCCCGACTGCTGTTTACATACGGGTTGGTGTCCCGAACGTAGCAACTGAACGGACGAGTAGCCACTGAACCTGGCGCATTGCGATGCACCTTTGCAGGTTTGTAGCTGCTCAACTTTGTGACCAATGCGCCCGGTGGATTGCCGATCGCCTCAAGGAATTGCTTGAGCGTCACATCGTCCTTATCATCAGGAGCATTATTGCGAACGATCAGGATTCGCTTACCCGAGTTGGCTTCAACGCAGGTACGCATCCTTAACGTGGACTTGTCGGTATCATCGTCCCATACGATCATGTCGAACGTATGAGGCTGGAACCGGCAGTTGTCGGTCCAAGCACGGAAGCGGGGATTGACCGCCTCTGTGGTCGGGATGCCGTAATGGCCGTGCTGCCTACCCTTATAGTTGTAACCGAAGTTACCATAGGCGACATAGAGCAACGGAAGCTTCGGGGCCATGATGTTGCCCGTGATCTTGTCTCCGTCCCACACCGCATAATTTTGCAGGATTTCCCGCAGCGAGTAGTCGGCATCTTCGATCAGATCATTGAGCAATGCCTTGGCTTCCCAGAGCGTCTTAGCTCCAGCAAACTTGGCAGATAGCTGCTTGCCGTATTCCTCGGCAATGCCTTCGAGGATGCTTTCGATCTTCGTCAGCAATTCCTCATCATGAGTGACATGCTCACGAGACAGGGCGATATTCACTTCCCCAATGTCGAGGAAAATGTCGAGGCCCATGTTCATGAACTTTCGAAGGTTCTTGTATGTGTAAGTGATCGCACTACTATCCAGAGGATATGACACACCACCTACAATGATACGGCCATTGCGGTTACCGTTCGGTTTGAAGAAACGGATACCCCACTTGTCGCCCCGAACATCATATTCGATAGCCTTGAGTTCAAGCTCTGTGCCTTCCAGAATTGGCAGAGGATTGAAATACTGGAGCGTCTTGACCAATGTATCAGTGAAACGCTGAACATCGTCCTGACGTACAGGAAATCCTACCTCTACACCATCAGGCTCGTCGGTGCTATCTTCGGATAGGAATGCAATGCTCGGGCAATCTTCCTCATCCTTGAAGATGGAGTAGACCCGAACGATTCCGCCTAGGTAGCACTTGATTGAATACTGCTGAGTGTAAGCCAGCGGTGCTTTCGAACCAATTCCGAACCCACCGATGAAATCATCCGAATGCTCTTTGGTCGAGGCATCCGTAAATGCCATGAACTTGTCCATCATGAACTCGTGGTCCATGCTGCACCCGAAGTCCCGAACCTTGGCGTAAGGCTCAAGCATTGACGGTGCGGTCACAATAGGTGGCCGGGTTTCACCGTTCATCTTCTGAGCGTCGATAGCGTTAGCCACCAGTTCGCGCCAGATTGCCGTATACTTGTCCGAATAGATTTGCTCGGAGAAGAAGTTGAAGATTTTAGCGGACGCTTTAATAGTCGCCCTCTTGGTTTCGCCCACATTACTCTTGGTAACGGGGGTTGCCTCTTTCAGAGTACGCATTTAGATTTCCTTTCAATGTTTCCAAGGATTTCCTAGATTTGGATTCTTCACATTTGGTCTGAATATACCCCGAGGGGCAACATCATAGACCATATGCTTTACTTGATTCATCGTCAGTTCCAGACGGTCAGCTATCTCCTGTAACTTGACACCCTGTTTGCGAGCATCGTTGAAGTAAGGTATCGCCCAACTCGGATGAGACATGATCGCGTTCCTATCTCTTCGTAAGTAATACCTTTCTATTTCCTCATGACCTATAAAGGCCAAGTTGTTGGTCCCTAGAAAAGAATACTTGCTTCGGCCAGGTTCTTGGTAAGCTTGGTGTTCGAATACTTTCTTGGCAGCAGTAAAACTACCCCCCATGCGTTCAAATTGATAGAACACCCAAGAGCGGGGAAGTTCGGGAGTCCAGTACGTGGCGACAATATGCATGCGCTGTGCTGCCGTGTACCTATGAGTTGAAGGAGTCAGAATCCTGCGAGTTACACTAGACATTGTGGGATATTTATCCAACAGGCCGCACAGGACCAGTCGGTTGCGATCAACCCACAGTATCTTATGCTTCTTCACATTGAGTTTCGGATTGGCCTTCCCCATCACATTCCTCGCACTGTTCTTCTCGTTCGCTCGGGCCGTTCCCGACCCAAACGATTCCTTCACCACCGCAGGTATCACACCAATCGTGGTTCGGCAACAGTCTATGCTGCCCTACGGGCTTCCTTAAAGTCATACCAACCTCCTATGGGTTCTATGTCCTTGTAATCACACTCAATCCAAGCTCTGGCCCCGCAATTAAGCTGGTCGCCGTTATAGATCAGTTTGCTCGGTCCATTGATGTTGACCTCACGAGCATACAGAGCCTTGGCGCTTGGGGTTTTCTTGATTGTGTAGACGGGACGGTCGCCCCCGTCTTTGGCGTTCATTCCAATATGCTGGCGGTTAACGTGGATTATCGCCTTTCTCATTGTCTGCTTTCCTTTCTGCAAACGTCCGGCCATCCGGCCCCCGAAGGGGCCAGACACTGTCGCTGCTTGTCCGAAGTCTCGGATTCGCTTTTGAAATCTGCGGGACGTTCATTTCATATACCTCATATAGCGTTGGCACATCACCAGTTGGGCCTCATCCGAACTTACGGACAATTCAAGAGAGTCCTCAAAATCGTCAGGGATTTCGTTTCCATCCAGCACATACAGGATTCGAGCAGCGGCCCCTTGCGGGGTGTTGTCTACCTTATCCCACTCACCGCCGAAGAACCATTCGAAATCTCGGTTACCGAACGTGATGTCAAAAGCATGTTCGCAATAGAACGCCCAGATGCTGGCCACTCCTCCATCATCATTGCAGATAAAGAAATTATCCCAATCATCATCCGAGATTTCAAGGGTAATTCCAGCATGTGGCCCATGCCCTACAGCACAAGCACAACTGCCGCACATATTGCCATTCTTGGCGATATAGTCACGAACTTCATCGGCGGTAGCCTTTTCCATAAAGCTCCGCATTTCAAATGCCCGATAATCCTTCGGCAGGGCCATCAGGTACTTGGCGAGTTTGCGTAGATTCTTCTTGTTCATCTTACTTTCCTCTACAGAGTGATTTCAATCACTGTTCCTTCTGGAAGTGGTTCATAACTGTCGGACTCGAAAGTCTTGTACACTTCTCCAGAGTAATTTAAGGAGGTGATGCGTCCTCCTCTACTTATACATAATCCGTCCAGACCTCGACGGTAGAGCACACCTGTGCTCTTGAGCCGGAACCACAGTTGTTCTGGTTGGTCTTCCTGTTCATGAATTCGAGTGTTGAGCTTACCCATTTGCCTGCACCCGATAATCTTTGCCGGTTCCACGGAACGGGCGGGTTCGAACACCGACAGGGGTCTGTGCCAAGGTCTTGGCCACAGTATTCTCGGCTTCCTGCCGGATTGCGCTGTCACTCGGCATCTTCTTGATCTTTCCGTCCTCGAAACGCTGCTTGTAACCTGCGGTCAGCAGGGTTTGCATGGCATTGATGCGAGCCAGAATTTTCTGGTTAGTGACAGGAGTAAAACCTGGCGTCCATGCATTCTGACGAGCGCGGCGAACTCGCATACGAGTTGCGTGATCGGTCTCGGGGCGGCGGTCCTTATAGGTAATCGTGGTCATAATTATTCTCCGTAATCCATATCTTCTTCGTATTCACCGGCGAAATCTTCATTTTCGGCAGTTATCCAACCCTCCTTCCATTGCTCGGTTCGAGCCGTGTCGAATGGTTCGTCTCGGTAGTAGGCCTGATAGCCTAGCTGGAAGTCACTTGCACCCATTAGCGTTCTCCTTCGTGCCATGCTCGATCACGGTCTCGGATTGGGTTCCATCTATATGGAACATGGTCAGCTTGTATGGCTGATCTGCCTTGGATGGAGGATTGTCGAAGAATTCCTGAACAGGAATGAATTTCGAATCAGACATAGTAAATCTCCTAGATTTTAAATGTAACCATTACGGATATAAGTAATGATCTGGTCCCGCAGTTCCAATAGTTGGTTGGGACCGTAACTCTGCTGTACTCTCGGGAGCGAGGCGGTTTCCGGTTTGTAGATTCCGCTCTCACCATTTGAGTTGAAAGTAACCCTCCACGGCAGGGTCTTGTTCTGTCTCTGGAACTTGAGGGTCATGCCCCAATCGGTCTTGAGAGCAACAACGTCGAGGCCCTTGTCTTCAATGAGTACCTCGGCCTTGATCGCATCGAAGATCGCCTGTCGGGGTGTTGGTCCTGCTTGCGTCATGATAGCATACCTTTCGTTAATCGTTAAGGGTCACGACCTCCACTGTTATGAATGTCGTGTCGTGAATAGGAGCCACTTCCGTAATTGTCGGGTGACCAACCACATATCCGTCGATACCTAGGTCCAGCGTCTCGTTCTTGATTTGTGACACAATCGCACAAGCGACACTGATATCGAATTCAACGCCCAGACAGATTTGGTGCCGCTGACCGTCGAATTGAACGCTCGACCAGTCAGTGGAAGTGTGACTTGCTATGTAGACGCTATCAGGAAACGCGGCCATTAGTTTTTTCTGTAACTGGCTGTTCATTAACGTACTCCTTGTATCGTTTGAAGAAACGAAGTGCTTCCTCTTTCGGGAGTGTAGTCCTCGTCCTTGATGAGCATACCCACGGCGCACTTGTTACCGTTCTGGGCACGGTATCGGCAGCTATAACCTTCCCGCGAATATCCCTTTTGTTCGTTCAGGCCCGATACGGCTTGGTATTTAAGAGTTGACATTGAAAGATACTCCCTTGGCGTTGGATGCTTCGACCACGCGAATTGTTTCGAGTCCGAACCCGTCGGACAATAGACTGGCCACAGCATCGTTGAGTTCGGTAGTGTTGTTGGTCTGGATCACTTGGGAACCAGATTCTTCGCCCAGCTCTGGGTCTATTGCAAACACGTAGTACATATGATTTTCTCCAGTAGTACGAGCATGGCGAATGCGTCCAGTTTCTCGGTCACAAACACCTGACGGTCGATATGGTGGATGGTTTAGCGAAGGCTGCATTGACGAGAGCCAGACCCACGCCCAGCATCTGAGGGTGAATCTGGCTCTGTCTCTTAACCAGTGCTGAACAAGTTTTGGTCCTTATTATATATTTTTAGACTCTCTCGGAAATTAAAAAAAATATAATAAGTTTGCAACTTGTATAAAAAATTACCCTATTCGGTGAATGCCAGATCAGGTATGAAAAGCGTCTGCTCGTCCAACCAATGGCTATTGGTGGTGATTTGGTGGCGGACTCTGTATCTCTCATTGGCTGATAGGGGTCTCTCGAACATCAGGGACATTGCGCCTGAGTTCTCGTCCTCATGATACATGGCCGAACATGGCCAATCCTCAGTTGGTTGGGGTATCGCACACATCTTCGTCCTCCTCGGTTGGATATTCAGATTGCTCTGCAAGATCATCGAACATTGGAATTACTCCGGTTAGCGGAAACGTTGGCCTTGCTCGGCCACAGGCCGCAGCCAGTATTCGTCCCCCCGAGAGTTGACGAATACCAGCCACCATTGCGAATTGCACAGGATGTGCTTGAAGCGGGACCGTTTCATCCCGGATTCCGCATGTCGAGTATATCGTTCGAGCCGTAGGGTTCACACTCATAGATCGAACCCCATACGTGGGGGTATCCGGTCTTGTTCGAATGGTCCCGCAGATACATTAACCGGCCCAATTGCTGCTCGGTCAGAATAATCTCGAAATTATTCTCTCCGAACCGTTCGACCACCTCCTTGGCCTGCACCAGACCACAGCCGGTGAAGTCACGGAAATACTTGATGGCCTCAATCTTCTTGGTGAGAGCCGAACGCAGGGCGATTTTCAGTTTGTAATTACGCATAATAGTTACTCCAGAAAGTTATTGAAGCTTCGGACCTATGGCCCTAGGTGAAAAATCCAGGTTTTACCAATAGTTGGGAATTTCCACCACAATGCGGTGAATTGTCCCAACATTTGGCATTTATGCCCTAGTGCGGCAGATGCCGCTCGCTATCCATAGCCCAAGCCAGAGCCGAAAACAGAGCGAATCCAATGAACGCTATGTCAAAAATATCCCATTGACCGTCAGTCTGATACAGACCGGCAACCACACACAGAGGCAGAAACACTTTCCACATCACAACTTACCTTTCAACCTTGAGAAAATTCAGAGACAGAGCCAAATTCACGCACAATGTCCGTATAATACGTAAACATAATATGTGCTTTCAGGCTCTGGTTCAGCACTCGCCTGAACGGCGCAAGAAACTTGCGATCATACGCATGAAACACTTTGGGTTTTTTCGCAGTTGCCACATCGGCCTCATCCCGCTTAGTGGAGACGAACACACGGCTCTGAAGCTGCCAGTCTGCCAGTGCAGCCGGTTCAGGCGCATGACTGGCGAGGCGATTGCGGATTGATAGCACTCGGGCGCACTGGCTCTGGCTCTTTTCTACTTGGGGTTTGGTTTCCGAAAATCGCATATTATGCGATTTTTGCATCTGGTCCCGCTGCCGTATCTCGACGAATTGACGGGCCGATCGGCGGCGACCGGGCGCACACATGAAATCGGCAGCATCCCGCTCTTCATCGCGGTATTGCTCAGGCGTGATCCACGGACTGCCAAAGTTGGCAAATTGCTGGAAATTGTTTTTCATGCGGATTCTCCGTTAGGCTCCAGGAATTTGCTGCCGCCCTCGCCACACGCGAGCGCGAAAGAAAAATCCCGAAAAGGGAAGGGGAAAAATCGCATAATATGCGATTTTTCCCCGTCCAAGGTTTAGCCGTTGACTACTTCCGCTTCAGTTTCGGCGGTTGCCAGCGATGCAACGGCGGTTGCGATTGCATCGGATAGCTTGGCAAGTGCCGCTTGGCTTGCAGCAATGTCACCCGCTTCCAATTCGGCAATTTTCGTCGCCATTTTTTCGAGCCTGTCAGCAAAGGTGCTTTCCACCTTGCAAGCGGCCTTCGCGGCTTTCAAGAAAGCGGCGAACGTGCTAGGGGCTTTAATCGCCACGTGATAGTCGACGCTATGCTGGAGCCGTTCGCTTTCCTCACCGGTTTCGGCGGCGGTTGCAATGGCGGTTTCAGCATCCATGCCCTTAGCTACGGCAGGCAATTCACCTTTCGAGACAAGGTAATCCCTTGCAACGTCACCGTTCCAATCAATGCGGCAGAATTGATAGGCCAGAATGTCAACCGCAATGTTGCCGGTTGTCTGATTTTCAGTTTCCCGAAGGCGGTTATCATCAACCCACTTGAGGGCGGTTGCCATATTGTAAAGGCCACCGAAACCTTTCTCCCGTAGGGCGGCGGCATTGCGCTTGCCCTTAGTGCTTTTCACTCCTGCCGCGTCACAAGCGGCATTGATCCAACCCTCAAGTGACATTGTGCCGGAGAGCATAGCTTCCAGAGCGAACGGTGCGTGTGCGGTTGCTTTCTCTGCAACCTTGTTTTCAGCCTCACCCGCTTTCTTTGCAGCGGTTGCGAGACTTGCGAGTGTCGTATTAAAGTCAGTCATTTTTTCATTCCCTATTCAAAATCGCATAATATGCGATATTTTCGTTTTGGGCATAGCTTGCCCGCTTCCAGAAGCTAGGCTTCTAGTTGGTTTGCCCTTGCGGGCGATGGAGAGGCAAGGCCCTTGCGGAGCGTCCCGCTGTGGCTTGTCTCAATTGGAGTTTGGAAACTAGCAGAGCGGAAGCAAATTGCAAACTAAATCGACAAGTGCTTGTTTTCATTGATTTTTCTTTGGGGTTAGTGAACGCTTTCCCTTAATCCGTTCAGTAATTGCCCCTCTTCTAAGCCTCTGAAAACAAACGCTTTTAATTCTGTTCAGGAAAACCTAGAGTTTTATGAACGATGATAAGCCTCTGAAAACAAACGCTTTTTTCTGTTCATAATTCGCCGTGGTCAAGATGAACGAAAGGCGTAAGCTATTGATAAATAAGGCTTTTCTTTTCTGCCTCTGGTGGCGCTGACCGGCGGTTGCCCCGTAAAGTCTTGTTTTCTCCTTTGTTTTCAGTGGCTTAGCCGGGCTGTGGGTCTGGTTCTGCTCGTAAGTCGTTGAAAAATAAAGGGAAAGGGTAGGACCCTTTCGCGTGCGCGTAGGCGTGCGCCCGCAATACTGGGGTAGGTCCCGATTTATTATAATTTTTGGAAAATCTGAAAATACATCACAGCATATATGTGATTGCGTATCGAGGAGAGCCAGGTCCAGTGTCAGTGTCAGTGTCAGTGTCAACCTCAAGGTGAAGACGAAAAGACCTTAGGCATCTGGACCTGGCTCTCACACCCAAAGAGGACACGCAATTGTCTCTGGGTCTTCAAGGCGGAAAGGAAACGCCTCGGGAAATCAGTCCTTAGCATCTTTACCTTGACTCAGGATGAATGACATTTAGGTTCTATTATATATTTTAGAGTCTCTAGGAAAAGTAAAAAAATATAATAAGTTTGCAACTTGATACAAAAATCACCCCTATTGGCAGATCGCATATTGAGTGGTATAAGGCGCTCATGACATATTTCTTCCTCACTGCCTTCATCCTCCTCATCGGCCCAATGCTTGGCATCTGGCCATTCAAGTTTCGCCAAGGAGCCTCGGGTACGAACAACCCATTCTGGTTCTGGCTGGCAGACGAGGACTGGTTCCGAGAAAGAAACCAAGACAGGCAGGCTACCGCAGCCCATGAGATTTTCGAAAGCTGGATCACTTGGGTGCCCGGCTTTATCCCTGCATTGATCATTGCCCTGTTCGTGCATCCGGCACTGGGGCTACTTGCTTGGGGACTGAGTGCAGTCTTCGTTCGCAAGGTGGACTCTGATGACTTCGACCTCTTCGGTCACGCAGCAGAATGCTATTGGGTAGGAGACAGACGGTACACCATCATGGAAGCTGCCCGTCGCCGAGTAACCGTGGAAGAACTGGAATCGAGATACTGGCTCAGTCGCCTAGTCAAGCTCCTGTCCTTGAGGATCAAGCGGATTCCAAGCACACCAGTCAAGTACCCTCTTGACAACGAAACCATCAACGTCTAATTGACCCCCATGAGAAACAACCTGTCACCTTTATCGTCCTATCGACTCAGTCTCCTAGACTGACCGAGGGCATGTGTCTGCCCTCGAAGGAGGGTGCAAACGGGTCTTGAAATCCCTAGGGGTTCGATTCCTCTACCCTCCTCCAACATTGACACGGAAGCAGAACCAGACACCTGTCTGGGACGGATTGCTAATCCGTACGTGCCTGAGATATGGCATCTGGATAGGGACCAGCTGCTTCCTCCAAAATCCGTGGGTAAAGCTGGGGGTTCCAGCAGATCGTCTGTAAAACGTGACCGGAAACGGGAGTGGTTCGAGTCCACACCCACGGACCAATCCAAAACCATGTGGGAGCGTGGGCTAAGTGGAAAATGGAATACCCCGCCGCCTTAGAAGCGGTGACCTTTGCGAGTTCGAGTCTCGCCGCTCCTACCATTTTCGCGTCTGTGGGCTAAGTCGGAACTGGAATACGGCACTGTTTCAAACACAGATACCTTTGGAGGTTCGAGTCCTCCCAGACGCACCAATTTTTCCCGAACGGGAACAAAAGAGCCAGATTCAGGCCCAAACCCCTAAAATTACCCCGAACGGGAACATTGACTCATGCATGAGTCAAAAAAGGCCCTAATGACCAATACACGCGTCATTAGGGCCTAAATTGTTGAAAATCAGAAAAAATAGTGATTTCCGACCCGATATCGGTAATTTTTGGGCCGAAATGACCGAAAACTCAACGAATTTCCGACCACTGCTTCGCATTCGCCGCTCAAAACCTCCCGAGCGACCCCCTCACAGCGTCTCCAATTGCCGTGATAACGCATATTCGAAAACTGTTTCGGTTGCCAGATCACCCCTCGGATCGTGTTCGGGTATCTGGGATCGGCCACGCGGTTCATAACAACCTGCCCTACAGCGATCTGGCCTTGCCTAGACTCTCCTCGGGCCTCGTGGTATATTACATTTGCTAATTCTTTTACGTCACTGTCAGTCAAACCTAACTCCTGTTACTGTTGAAGGATCGAGCCAGATACAGAGCCAAGTACGTTAACCCAAGGGAAATGCGATGAGTCGAGCCTTTCATCCGATAACCGAAAAGGTGGTACACGCATTAGCGTCACCTTTTGCGATGTGGGCAGCAATCGCCTCACGGCTTATTGGATTTATACCGATCCGAAGACTTGGTACGATGCCGTATTGGCTGGTGGAGCAATGGTACTGGCACAAGCAATTTTTAGAGCAGAAGAACCCCGAGAGGAACGATTACATGAAAAGCTTGATGCAACTATGGGCGGTTTGCTTAGAATTATTGACTCGAAGTCAGAAGAGTAGTATATCGGCCCCCATGAAGATTCAGAACCACATGCTTAGCGACCCAAAGGTCGACACTTCCATCCAGTCTCCGAACGTGAGCAGTGGAACAATCAAGCCCGAGATTATCGTGCTTCACTACACCGCCTCAGGAGGGGAAGATGGAGAGGGAGACGCCTCTTACCTGAGCCGTGCCTCAAGCCGAGCATCCGCTCATGTCGTGACTGGACGTAACGGATCGATCCACCAGATCGTGCCTTTCAACCGTCGGGCGTGGCATGCAGGTTCTTCGAACTACAATGGACGCAAGAATGTAAACGCGTTCTCCATCGGAATTGAAATCGACAATTGGGGCTGGCTGAAAAACGGCAAGACCCACGCTGGAACTACAGTACCTTCCGAGCACATTTTCCACGGCGACCGCAATGGTCTGTCACATTGGGAAACCTACAAGGTCCCTCAGCTTGAGGCTACCGAGGAAGTGATCGCAGCCATTTGCGCCGAGTACGACATCAAGGATATCGTCGGGCACGAAGATGTAGCACCCGGTCGTAAGCAGGACCCCGGCCCTGCCCTCGACGAGTTCATGGCAAAGATGAAGGAGAAGTATGTCAACGAAGTCGCAGTTTCGTCCCCCACTCCCACGCCCACCAAAAAGGCTCCCGCAGAAGGAACAGCGAAAGTCACCGCGAATGGACTACGACTTCGTGAGCGAGCCAGCTACACCTCGAAGATTCTGACCCACCTCTACGTCGGATACAACGTGCAGGTACTGGATCACAACATCTATCCGGGCTGGGACAAGGTCAAGTACAAAAATAAAGTGGGCTTTGTAGCCAATCAGTATCTTGACAACTGACCCCATCATCTGACATAGGGGGTTCCTCCATAGATGGAAAGGAACCCCTATGAACCATAATCTACTACGCGACGAAACCCACCAAGCTAATGTTACGGCAGGCTGGTGGACAGACCTCAAGACCAACACTTCGATTCTTGAGACCCGTAACCGCCCCGAAATGCTATGCCTGATTACAAGCGAGCTAGTCGAGGCATACACAGACGGATTTGACCCCGATGGCCATCTTCCTGACTACCCTGCATTCCATGTCGAAATTGCTGACGCAGCCATCCGAATTCTGGATTTGGCTGGCGCAGACCAAATTGATCTAGACGTAGGCGAGTCTCAGGCTGTTGTCGGCAATCCGCTGAACGACCTCATGACGGTCGTAGTCCTGATTTCCGGTCACGCCCTTGAGGGATACCGCAAGAGCAACACCGAGAAATACCACGAGGCAGTTCAGGACGCCTACGCCACCCTTTTCCGCATTGCCGAGGTCTACGACTTTGACCTCATGGAAGTTATCAATGCGAAGAAGGATTACAACGCAAAGAGAGCCGATCACAAAGTCGAAAACCGGCTCAAAGCTGACGGGAAGAAATGCTGATGTTTAGCGACGATAAGAACCTCGATGGCTTCAAGATGCACAACATCTATCAAGAAGTAAATCGGAGGTACCATTATCCAGACGGTGTGGTCTACACTATCTACGGCCCCGAGACACTCTACGTGAAAGAGTCAGACCCAGATTCACACCGAGTGATCGATTCTGCAGGAGTAGCCCACATTCCCTCAAAAGGCTGGCTGGCTATTTCATTCGACAAATCAGGATTGGAGTTTTGATATGAACCGAATGGACATTTACAACGAAATCAACGCCGAGCGTGACTACCAGAACGAAAAGTGGGGCACCGAGACGGATGATACCAAGAACACCCCTTGGATGTGGGCCGCTTACATCGGGCAGTACGCTACCCGATGGATGAAGGGCACGTTCCTACCACTCGAAACCACCGTGACAGATGAGTTTCGCAAGTGTATGGTGAAGGTTGCCAGTATCGCTGTAGCTGCTATCGAGTCTATCGACCGACAGCGAGCGAAGGATGAATCAACCTTCTATGAGGAGTAAGTATGGAGATAGTAATTGGGATCGTGATTGTCGGTGCCGCACTTTATTTTGTTCGTAGAGAACTAAAGCGTAAGCCTGATGTCTACGAAGTCCCTCCCAAGAGGGACCGGTGATTACTCCGCTAATCATTTATGGAGAAGCCATCTATTGGCTCCTCCTTTTGTTTTTCTGTATCGTAACTAGTGTTTACGCCGAACGCCGTGAAGGACTGACCACTCCCACTCTTTGGGCTATCGCCACCTGGACCTATGTGTTCGGGTTTACCACTTACTCTCCCGAACCAATCACATTCGGCATGGCGATTGTGGCCTACTTCCTTTTTGCAGCGATCTTCACAACTGCCAAGTGGATCAACTTGGTCTACCGTATCGGGTTCTTTGTCAAGACCATCGGGCCTTACACGGAATCCGAGTATGAGCTACGCCATATGGCTCAGCAAGCATTCAAACCGATGAATGCCGAGGACATGATGACGCTTCCTCCTGATCCATATGAGTTTCGTACTCGTATCATGTGCTGGTTTTTCTACTGGCCCGCATTCACCGTGTTCCGCTGCTTCGCTCACTGCGCCCGTTGGGTGAACAGGAAGTCGTGGAGCTTCTTCCAGCAACTAAGCAAGAGGATTTATGCAGATAGAGATTAACCCTCTCGGGGGAACCGCTAAAGTTACCACCATCGAAGCAATGATTGAAGCTCGACAAGAGATAGATGCTCTGGCCAGCTTCAAGGTAGAAAAGGGTGATGTTCTCTACATAGAAATGGGGGCCGAACCTAAGTCCGACCCCCGTCAGTTGTCCTTCAAGTTTTATCCCGCACTTAAGGCTTTCCGACTTCCCGAAGGATAACTCCAGCTTCCCTGAACATCTTCTGAGAAGTGGTCATGCTGTCGTAGTATCTCTCGTTCTTCTCCAGAGACTTGACCACCACCTCCCTCAAGCCTGACTGTATAATGAGCTTCGCACACTCACAGCAGGGAAACAGAGTGCAGTAGATCGTCATACCCGAGACAGAGCCAGCAGCTGCAACAATAGCATTGGCCTCTGCGTGGACTACCATAGTGTACTTGACCTCACGGTTGGCATAGCGATCAATCTGATCCATGACCCCACGAGGAAAACCATTGTAGCCCATAGAGGCGACAGTCCTATCACCCCTCATGATGACCGCCCCGACTTTCGTCGAGGGGTCCTTGCTCCATTCAGCCACATGCTCCGCAAGCGCCATCATGCGGTTATCCCATTTTACATCAGCCATATCAATCTGCTCCACGCTTGAGGCTCACGCCTTTGACTACCCAATCCCTGTGACCCATGCCATCAGGCTCCATTTCAACTGCAAAGTCGAGGTCTTCGAGCATCTGCCCGAACCGCTCGTATGACACAGGTGTACCACGACCAATATCCTTCTGATGGAAGTTGTACTGGTCATAGAGTTCACGCATCATCGTCACTCCACCTTCGTTCATGATGACGTTGGTGTTTGCATCAAGGAAAGCCTTGACCGAGTTATTGATGCGGCGCAACTGCTCCATACGTCTCTTGTGCGAAGCAGGCTTGGTATAATCACCCTGCTTACGCAACCGTTCCAGACCTTCAAGTGCCCAAGCCACGATAGCCTCACGCTCATCGGCAATGATGCTGTCAGCAAGGTTCTTGATACGCTGCTTCTCTGGCACGACGTTATGGAAGTCCAGCATGATCCAGCGACGAGTAAAACCACGACTGGTATCACGACTGATCGGCATGAAGTTAGAGCCGAACCAGTGAGCAGACTTGGGACGATAGCGAAACTTGTCACGACCCTTGTATTCAGTCTCCTGCGGAGAACCTTCAACCACGGCCTTGAACGAGTTACCGGCGATCACCCCGTTCTCGGGAAGCTCGGGGCAGATGTTTACCACCTTGCCGATCAAGCTGACCTGAGAGAACTGCTTGCCCCAGACTTCGGGTGATAGCGAAGCTACCCCCTCGGGTGGAACCAGAGCCTCCAGGATGTCCAGCATCACGGTCTTACCCGTGCCTGCCTTGCCTACGAGGAGGAATGCTCTCTGATACTCCGTAGCGATTCCGAACAGGGTTGCGGCAAATGCCTCTTGGAGACATTTGACCCTGTCTTGGAAATCATCTTCGTTGCCCCAACAGTCGCCGAGGAACTCGAAGAATCGATTAGCCCGCGATGCAAGCTCGGGTTTGTATTCAAACGGAAGGGTGAATGTAGCTCCGTATTTCGCCGAGTGATCCAAGACCACAAGGTCTTCCCCAACCCAACCATTAGCAAAATTGATACCAGTCTCGTAGGCTTCACCGAGTGGCTTACGACACATACGTTCGAGGACCTTCGTGATACTGGCGTAATCGTTATGTCGTTGAACAAGTTTCGACCCTTTAACATTGTTAGCAATCTCCATGTAAATATCTTCGTGAGGCATGTGCTTGAAACACGAGCCATTCCACTGCCAAAAACGATCCTTGTCGAAACGTAGCTCGCCAATTCGTTCAATCTGTTCAAGCACGGCACGAGCAATGGTTTCATGGTCTTCCCAATCCTCACCACCCTCGGCCTCACGCTTGGCTGTCTTGTAGCCCTGCAGAAGATCAGCTTTACCAAACTTAAGGTTATCATTGCCAGCCGACTTCTGGATGAAGCCGATCAGTGCACGAAAATCCATTTCAGAAAATTTATCATCCTTCGCAACAAGCGAGAGAAGCTCCTGAACACGAGCCATAGCCCAATCGTCGTCATTCGGTCGTTCGGCGATCTTACCGCTGAGCCATTCACGAGCCTTCGTAACGGTCCAACGTGAGACCTGATTTTTCTCACGGATAAGTTTGATCGTGTCATTCTCTTCCCACTTCTCATCAAGGTCAGCATCCCAACCTTCTGGAAGAGACTTGCCCTTTTCAAGGTCCTTGACCAAGAACTCAAGCAGCTTGGCTACGCCTTTCCCGGGGTCCATGTCATCGCCAGACACTGAGGCAGTGTACGTGCGAACCCAGTGGGTCATCTGCTCAATAGCATCGGCAAGACTGAACTGAGCAGACTTGTCCATGCCAAGAACGACACGAGCAAGATAGCCAGCATGACGGATCATCTGGACATCACGTTCACCTTCCGGCACGACATCCACAGGACCAGAGCGAGTACCCTTGTTTACCTTGAAGCCCTTGTCCCCGAGAAGCTCACGGAGCTTCTGATCGATGTCGTTAGGCAGCGGTTGGATTTGATCCATGACATCATAGAGGTTGTTGTCGGCAGTGTAAGGCTTCTTCGTATCAGGGTGGATCGAAGGTGGTACAACCATCTGGTTGCCCATGCCGAGGAATTCGAGAATCATCCCGCCTTCCTCGCCACGCAGCTTGAAGTTACGTTGTCCAGACCACTTGTAGATCAAGCCCATACCCTTGGCACCAATACGGGTCCACGGCGTAGGAGGCAGCACCTCCAGAATGGCAGCGATCAGGTCCTCGTCTTCGGTATCGATATCGATAGCACAAAGACCAGAGGCAGCACCAAAAGGAAGTCCGATGTTGTGGTTAGGGTATGCCTTGACCCACATGGCCTTCTCAAGCTGGCTTGGCTGCTGAGTGCCGTAGCGAGTCCAGTCAGGAAGAATGGGAGCCTTACCGGCACCCTTCTCTGGAGAGTCAAATGGTTTTAGCGGAATGACAGGCAGTCCTACTGCCCAATACTGGGGTGCGTGTGTTCCAAAAACTGTCACAATTATTCCTCTTCTTTATACTCGGCGAGTTTCTCAATAATACGAAGCCGCGACTCTTGCGGAAGTTCAGCTTCGAGAATCTCCATGACTAAGGCCATGAACTTGTTTACTCTGTTGATATTACCAATCCGTTCCTTCATGGACAGGATTTTCTCAATCAATGCGGCTCTCGTCTTTACAACCTGAATACGCTCGTGAGGCTCCAACCCTTTGGCGTCGGTCTTGAGAGATTGGATTTCCTTTCGAAGGTCGTCGAACTCTCCTTCGAGTTCAGACATGGGAATGACTGGTCCTTTCTTCGGGCGACCAACCTTGCCTTTCTCCTCACCACCCTCTATAGTAGCAGCTACGACGGGATCGGGGAAGAAGCTCTTTAGCAACTCTCTAGTTTGCTTGTCGTAAGGGGCGATTCGCCCGTCGAGATATTTCGGATCGTTCTCTGCCTGCTCAACTACATTCTTGATCTTCTGTAGCTCAGTCAGGCTGATGGCTGGGTATTTTTCCATACCGGTTCTAATTCCTTGCGTGATTGACTGATAGGCGATATACACAGCCGAAATCCAGCCGTCAACCCGCGCATGAAAAATAGGTCAAGTTGCAAACTTAGTTAAATGAAGCTGTTTTCCGAACTACATAAACAAGCCAGTACGAAGTTCCTCGCCGCAGGCGACGAAGTCCCATTGGGCGACTGGCTTAAAGAGCATACCACGCTCAATCGCAAGCCTTTCAACTTCGACCGCTATCCATTCCAAGAGCAGATTGCGAACGACATGCATCCGAACATGTCGGTCATCAAGTGTTCTCAGATTGGTCTGACCGAAGTTCAGGTTCGCAAGTTCCTTGCCTTCCTTCGCCGCATGAACGGTGTATCAGGCATCTTCACGCTGCCCACGGAAGACATGTACAAGCGTGTCTATACGACTCGTATCTCTCCCATCCTAAAGAACGATCATGTCTTCAACCCACCAATGGTAGAGAAGCCAGTACGTCGTCAGGACCTCATCCAGATCGGAGACAGTTGGGGCTACATCACAGGCTGTAATGAAGGTCCCGCTACCTCTATTCCCGCTGACATCCTGTTCCACGACGAACTCGATCTTTCCGACGAGGCCATGATCGGTCTGTTCCAGTCTCGTCTGCAGAACTCTGACTACAAGATCACTCAAGCTTTCTCTACCCCGACCTACATGGGATATGGCGTAGACAAGAACTTTGCCTTGACCGATCAGCACATGTACTTGGTACGCTGCGAGTCATGCAACCATCACCAAGTCCCCCTGTTCGAACACGATTGGGTTCATATTCCTGACCTCAGCTTCGAGGTAGACAAGTTGGTGGACATGACCCCTGAGCAGATCACGGGGCTTAATCTCAAGAAGGCTTACGTTAAGTGTAGCAAGTGTAGCTCCCGACTGGACCTCCATAATCCTGACCTGAGAGAGTGGGTTGCCAAGCATCCGAGCAGAGACAATTTCAGAGGCTACAAGGTTAATCCGTTCTCGACGGATCGTATTTCTCTGGAGTATATCTTCAAGCAGCTTGCCAAGTACAAGTTGAACGAAAACGAGAAGGGCTTCCACAACACTGTGTTGGGCGAGCCTTACAGCCCCGCTTCCGCACAGATTCCAGAAGACGCAATCAAGTCCTGCCTCGCCTCCAATGGGCGTCAGGTAGAGACCAGTGCTGCTGCTTTCGTCGGAGTCGATATGGGCGCTATATGCCACATCACGGTGGTGGGAGAGCCAGATGAAGGGAAAGACCCTTGGTTCCTGTTCAGGACTTGCCACTCCTCTCAGCTTCATACTGCTCTGGCAGAAATCACCAAGCAGTACAACGTCGTGCAAATGTGTGCTGACCGATATCCCTATACTCCCGAGGTAGACTCGCTGCGTGAGAACACCAGCGGTGTGATGATGCCTGTCGCATATGAAGGCAAGGCTATCCTCGCACCCAAGAAGGACGAGGCGGGTAATCTCATCTATTACGCAGCCAATCGTACCTTCGCACTCGACATGGTGCGAACTTCGATAGTTAATAATGCTGCGGTTATTGGTGGTTACACTTCCCATAAAGACACTTTAATGGCACACTTGAGGGATATGGTGCGTGAAGAAACGCCCGAAAAGGAGCCGAAATGGGTCAAGTTGAACGGAAACGATCACTTTTTCCATAGTATGGCTTTTGCCTTATTGGCGCGTCGAGTTGCGGAGCATATCTTTTTGCATAATTTGAATGATACTGCTATGACACTATCAATTCTTGGGCTGGATATGGGTAAACAGAACGATCCAAGAGACCGGTTTAGAAATAAGGACGTAGAAAAGTATGGCTTTGGCAGATAGCTTCCAGTTTATTCTTCCGAAGAAGAAGAACAAAGCAGGAGGTGCAGCAGCAACTCCAGGATTTAATCCTAACGAAACAGCTATCTCGGTTCCGGGTTACGATGAACACCGTACTAGTCTCTTTGACTCTAGGCTCGCTGACGACAGTCGTACACTTCTTGATAGACTTACCCGTCACGACCCCGACGTATCCTCAGCCATCTTCGTCTACGGTACTATCTCAAGCTCAGCAGACTTGGTAGTAACTGCGTTCGATCTGAATGGTCAGCTAAGTAGAGACGGAATCGCCTTGGCGAACAATATTCTAACCCGCCTTTTCACCGGCAACGACTATACTCTCGGTTACAATGCCAAGTCAGCCAAGAAGAAGTTCTTTGACGATCTTCGTTACAGCACTATGCTTCGCGGCGCTATTGGCTGCGAGCTAGTTTACGATAAGGCTATGGAGCCTTACGAGCTTCGTAACGTGGACATGGCCAGCATTGAATGGGAAGAAACCAAGCCGGGGCAATACGTCCCCTTGCAAAAGGTGACGGGTTCACAGGACCTGATCAACTTGAACATTCCTACGTTCTTCTCGACCAGCTTCCATCAGAATCCTTCGAGCGTCTACAGCTATTCAATGTTTGTGTCGAGTATCAACACGATTGCGGCTCGTACTCAGGTGATTGAAGAACTCTACAACATCATGCGTATGACGGGTTATCCTCGCATCGACGTCACGGTGCTTGAGAGCGTCCTCATGGCTAATGCCCCTGTCGGTCTACGCAACGATGCCAAGAAGCGTCAGGAATTTGTCAACACTCAGATCGCTGCTGTTCGTTCTACCTTCGCCAACATTCGCCCTGACCAAGCCTTCGTTCACACGGACGCAGTCACCGCTGGTATGGTGAACGACAAGAATCCGGGTGCCAGCCTGCAGATTAGCGAAGTCATTGAAACGTTGGACGCTCAGAACCAAGCTGCTCTCAAGACTATGCCTTCGGTTGTAGGCAAGGGCGGAACCGGAGATACAGCATCCACCGAGAGCCGACTGTTTGCCATGAACTGCGACAGCCTCAATGAGACGGTCGCTTCCCTGATGAGTGAAGCTCTCACGCTGGCAGTTCGTATCGCCGGATTCCAAGGTCATGTCGAGTGCTACTTCACTCCAATTGAACTGCGTCCAATCTTAGAGCTTGAGCCGCACTACACGATGAAGGCTTCGAGACTTAAGCAAGACCTCTCACTCGGTCTTATCACCGACGAACAGTATTACCTCGACATGTATGGTCGTTTGCCACCTGAGGGAGCGCCAGTTCTTTCAGGCACTGGCTTCCTTGATCAGTCCACCGTCGAAGTAAACGCCGAAGACATCAGCCCGAACGATGATCCTAATGGTAGAGGTCAAGTAAGTGAGGGCGGTCAAAACGCTAAGTCAAACCGAACACGCCAAGGAGAGGTTCAGAATGGTTAAGTTGCAAACTGGCACAGAAGATACTACGGAGTAATTGAAATGAAAGAATTGACAAAGACTCCATTTATCAACGCGCTTCTACAAGCCACCGTTGGTGTAGGCGTTGATACGTCTAGTCTTCGCGTGTACGAAGTAAGGGCAACCAGCACGGTAGCTCTTCGTGGCAAGCAGGGAACTGTTTTCCATAAGGCTAAGATCAGCCCGAATACCATTGCTCAGCTTGCTCGCCGAGTAAACGAAGAACCCATCCCCTTGATGATGGACCACGATATGCGTGGAACGCCTTACGGCAAGTTCTTCTACGGTGAAGCCATTCCCATGGAGAACGGCGAGACCGAGTTGCGCGGTTATCTCTATGTAGATAACTCGGAAGAGAAGATCATCACGAAACTAAACGCAGGTTCTATTGACGAAGTATCAATTCAGTTTCTTTCTGAGAAGATGCTTTGCTCAGAATGTGGTTACGACTACATGGAAGCTGCAGCCAATGATGATTACATGCCTTTCATTACGCTCGAGTGCGGTGAAGGGCATAAAATTGGCGAAGAAGGAGTACACACTAATCTAATTGGTGTAGAAGAAGTAATGGAATTAAGCTTGGTGAGTCGTGGTGCAGCGAAAAACTCCAAGATTATTGCGCCATCTGATGCTAAGTTGGGCCAAGAAGCTCAGAGACTTGCTGCGGCGGGTGTTGAGTTGAATAATTTTTACTGCACAGCAACAGCTAGTGACCCAGGAGAAGAAAAAGTGGATTTTAAGGAACTAAGCACTAAGCTCGCCGCACTTACGGACGACAAGATCGACCTTTCGACGAAGCTTAATGCAGCAACCAGCGAGAATGAGCGCCTCACGGCAGACCTCTCGGCTCGTGATGAAACCATCACGACCCTGACAACTGAACGTGATGACCTCAAGACGCAGCTTGAAGCTGCCAATAACGACGAAGGTGGGCTGAACGAAGACCAGACGACCGCTCTGAATACCCTGATCGGTAAGCAGTACGTGGCTCTTAAGGCGCTCGACGGTGATACTGACGCGAAAGTTCTCGAAGATGTTCCGGCTATGGTCGACTTCATCACGGGCAACGAAACTCGCCTCAGTGCCCTTATCCCCGCAGGCGGTGCCTCGCAGGGTGCAGGTTCTGACGAATCCGACGAAGATCGCGCTAAGCGTGAAGCAGAAACAAAGCTCAAGGCTCAGGCCGACAGCTTCCGTTCGTAAGAATTAAGGAGTAATAGAATATGGCTTTCAATCCGAATCAGGTAGTGCTTGATGGTTTCACACAGCACGACTTTGCATTCACGATGTTCCTCGCGGCAGACGGTGGTCTGACTGATGATGAAATCATCGGTCGCTGCGTGTCGCTGGACACGAGTGCTGACGCTACTGTTAAGCTCGCCGCTGCTGATGAAGCAATTTACGGTCGAGTTTTCCAGGTCGAAGATCGCTCGCAGGAAGGTGTTGTCACGGTAACCGTGGAAACTCGTTTCCGTAAGCGTCTCAAGAAGGGCACCGGTACTGTAGTCAACCGTGGCAACACGGTTGTTGGTGCAGGCGCTGGTCTCGTTAAGGCAGCTCTTGCCGCCGACCCGGCCAAGAACGTTGTTCTTGCCGTTTCCGGCGAATATGTAATCGTTGAACAGTAAGAACTAGAAAAGATAACAGGAGAATATTGAAATGAACTTTAAGCCCACTACAGAGCTTACTGCTAACCGTCGCCCTGTAGCTGAGGTTGTCGGTGCGCTCAAGAGCGACAACGGCGCTGAGTCTCAGGAAGCCGGTCTTAAGCTGCTTGCTGAGGCCAAGGACTACGGACTCAACACCGCTGACTATCTCCGTTTGGCTGTTCAGCCAGAAGGCGCAGTCGCCGAACTCGGCATGGATGGCTACGAAGCTACCAAGGTTTTCCTTGGCCTTCCCACCAAGAATGACTACCGTAATGCGGTAACGCTGCAGGCTGCTGCCGACGCGTTTGCTTCGTATCGCGGTGTTCGTGCCCTCTTCCCTGAGGTCATTGACGACGTTGTTCAGTGGAAGTACCGTCAGACGGAGTTTGAAACTCCCGAAGCTCTCGTCGCCCAGAGCCGCACCATCAATGGTACGGAACTGATTACCACTGTTGTTCAGGACAGCGAAGAAGATTATGGCCGTTACGGCATGATCGCGGAAGGTGCCCGCATCCCGGTGTGGAGCATCAAGGCCAGCGACCAGTCGGTCAAAATCTTCAAGTTCGGTGTTGGACTTGAATGGACTTACGAGTTCTCGCGTCGTGCTAGCCTCGACCTTGTTACTCCGTATGTTATGCGCGCTGAAAAGCAGACCAAGATTGCTCAGGTTTCGACCGCTTACGCTCTCATGGTCAACGGTGACGGTGTTCATGGTCCTGCTGCTACCCGTGCCGCTTCGGGCATCAACACGGATAACACGCTTGGTGTAACTGGTGTAGCCGCCGGTAAGATCAACTGGGAAATCCTGACCGCTTGGCTCGTTGAACGTGCCAAGGCTGGTGCGCCGATTGATACGGTTGCCGGTAACTGGGATACTTATCTCCAGTGGCGTCTGATGTTCGCTAAGCCGAGCATCGCCGAAGGCATGAGCCAGAGCGAAGTCCTGCAGCGCGCAGGTGTTTCGGCTGCTCAGGCTAACCCGCAGCTTGACTTCAACATCAACTTCGCTCTCGTTTCCGACGCAGCCCCGAACCAGCTTCTGGGCTTCTCGAAGAACGACACGTTGGAAGAACTGATTGAAAACGGTTCGGACATCGAAGAGAGCGAACGAGTAATTAAGAACCAGCGAGTGAATCTCTACAGCACGAAGAACGCAGGTTACCGCCTGATCTTCGGCGACACTCGCCAAATTCTTAACCTCGACGCAGTAGTTTAATCCCCAACAATAAGAGGGCGGGGCTAGTCCCCGCCCTTTTTCTATCAGGAGAGCAAGCATGATTAAGAATGCAAACAAAGAAACTAAGCAGGAAGAAACTAAGCAGGAAGCTCCTGCTCAGGTAGAAAAGGAAGTGGCTACCTACATCCAGGAAGAGCCGAACATGATCAAGGTCAAGACGACCGGAGATTTCGAGCTTTATGACGTTCGCACCCGCAATCGGTATACCAAGGATGATGCTGTTGAAGTCCGTGAAGGTGATCCCTTCGTGAAGACTCACATGGAACGTAAGAACCTCAAGAAGGCCTAATCCGTGATTGAAGCTGGTACGCGTTTTAGACATATGGTGCAATTCGATTCTGGTGCGCCTACCAGTGATCTTATCTATACGCTGACTCGGGCTGACGGAACCATTATCCTTACGGAGACGGTTCCAATCAGTCAGGGTCAGCTAAGTTACGTAATCGACATCCCCGCAGGAAGCAACTCTCTCGTTGCCCCGCTGTTCGAGGAACTTACCCTTGATTGGAGCTACACGACTGCTGACAAGGCAATCGACGAGTCGCTCTCCTACATCATTCACGCTGACATCGTATTCCCCGTAACCAAAGCAGGAGTGCGAGAACTTCTCGGCGTGAACGAAGATGAGTTGCCTGACAACGAAATCAATCTCTTTGAAGGCTACATGGCCTTCCGCAAATACATTGGCGAGTCGGTCGATCTGACACCTTATGAAACCAATGGTAGCTTCGATGCTTACAAGATCAAGAAAGCTATCGAAGCAGCTACGGCACTATCGGTGTTCAACACCATTCAAATTCGTCTGCCTAAGAAGTATGACAGCGGGACCAGCAGCTACGAACGCTGGACTTCCGTAGATTGGGAAAGCATGAGGTTGGCTCTTGAAGGTCACTTGACCTCTGCTCTGGAAATGATTGATCCCGACGCGGAGTTCTTCCCGCTGGTTGACATTTTCGTTCTATCTGATAGAGGTCCTGACGCAATTACAGGAGCCTAATAATGGCAGATAGCCGTTTCGACCTACCCACAGTTTACGCTAACCTAGTTGGTCAGATTACTGGTGTAATCTCCGATGCCAAGGCTGCGGGTATTAGCCCCGACTTGGAATACATTGCTTGGGATGCTCGTCAAGAAGTGAACGAACTTCCTAACCACGATCTAATCGGTGTAGCTGATTGGGCTTATGATGAAACTGAGGATCACCGCCCAGAGATTGAGTTCGCGGTAGTGCTGTCTGTTGTTCACGATACCAACCTGTTCCGAGAAGCAGAAATCCTCGATCTTATTAGAAAGAGATGCGTTGTGGATAGCGGTGCCACTCCTCGCTACAAGGTATGGACCGTCTACGACGACGATAATAATCCTTTTGCTCAGCTACAAGTGACTTCGTTCACCATCATGCCCGCCGGTCAGTCCGAAGCCAGAACTGTACGTACTGTAGGCATCAGTGTGAAACGAGCGGACCTTGCCAAGTAACGAGAACATCCGTCTCAACATCAACTTCACCTTCAAGGGAAAGAGTGATGCCAAAAGAGAAAGCCGTCAAGCCATTGGTATGGCAATCTCAGGTGTGGGATTTCGTGCCGCAAAGAATCGTCAGCGTAAGCTACAGGCTAACCTACAAAGAGATTTCGCGCCCATTGTAGAACGAGAGCTACAGAAAATGGCTCGTGACGTTGCCCGAATGGGAGTAGGGATCGCCAACTACCGAAACCCACCCGATGGTGTCCTCAGTATCGATGGGGCCGTCGCCAGCATCATGCAGGGTCAATCAGGGCCGATGAGTATCTCATCAATGACGGGGGAATGGGCCGCAAGGACTCAGTCCTATATGCGGTGGAAGTACAAGAAGTATGGCACTCGTAAATGGTTCAAGAACACTGGTCGGCTGCAGGATCAGCTAGGTAAGGTCAGTACGTACCGTAGCGCCTATGGTCCCATCAGCATCACCTTCAAACCAAATGGCATTACCCGAGGGGGTATGGCATCATCTTTGGGACGCTCCGCTGGTGGGCAGTCCAATAAGATCATGCTGGGAACCCTGAACGTAAAGCCCCTTCGTAGACTGCGGATGGGTGACCTACCAGGGATCGGTCAAAAGGCTGAATACAATCGCAACCTTCTGGCCCCGTTGGCCGACTCGATTGAGCGTAAGCTGACGGGCCGGAAGAAGTACCGTCCGGTAATCGAGCCGTTCCTCAGCTATTACATGGGAAGAAAGATTCCTAACGCGGTGTACCGCAAGTTGGAAAAAAGTTTAACCTAGAACAGCACCCCAAAGTCCCTGAAATTCATGGACTTCAATTACCGTTTCGCCGTTGATAATATCTCCACGGAAGATAGGCTCGTTCGTAATCAGACGACCTTTCTCGTTGGGAATACGAAGCTCACGGTCAAAGGCTTCTTGCAATGGCTCGTAGCTGGCGTAAATATCAATAGGGTCACCCATACCACCCTCTTTGGGAAGATTGGTGCGAGGATCAATAGTGCCTTGACTTCTTCTCTTGAGAGAGGCCACTACCGTAGCTTGGTATAGTTTGAAGGCTCGGAATGGATCACCTTGAGAGGTCTCACTTGGAGAATACCAAGCCACCATGTACTTCATGCCTTGAGGACTTTGGACCACCATTCCGCCTTTAAGAGGCAGATCAACAGGCACCTTCAAAATACGACGGGGAGCAGCCCATTCCAGTGTAGAACCAGAGGACAAGTTAATATCTTCAAGGGCACCGAAAAAACTTCCGCTGCCCTTGTCGATAACATCAAACTGGATGTCAAATTTTGATCTTGTGCTTCTCATCATCCACCGAAGAATTGGTTCAAACTTGTAACCGCCTCAGCAGAAGATTTCATCTCGTTCACGTTGATCGTGTCGGATTTACCATCACCGCCAAAGGCCTGTGACAGAATCTTTACCATAGTGTAGTGTTGCTGTAAATGACCGACAGTAGCCTCACCGAGACGAACCCTTAATTTGTACGTAACATCGTACCAGATTTCAGTCGCGGCGAGGTCAATGTATTCGCTGGGTTTTACTCCGTAGGCCCAGCAGACTTGGTCTTGGTCTGAGAGGGTGTCGAACCACTCTCGGAAGGGCTTGAGGACGTCGTCTTCTCCCCGCTGATTTCGGGATACTTTGCCACTACCGCCTGAATCTTCTCGGCGGTTTTCATAAAAAAATACGCGACATGTTCCAACGTCCAAGAGAGAACATCATCCATTTCGAAGATATCAATGTTGATGTCTTCGATAGGATCAAGGTCCTCTAGCTTTTCAATGGGCTTGTTGTTATCGGTGAAGAGACGACGAATGATGACATCACGAGTGGACTGATTCATCATGATCTGTTCCATCGCCTCGTCGGGACCACCGACGTACCTCATAATGTCGTTCATCATCAGGTAGGTCATGGTCAGGGTACGACCGGTCTCGGGCAGTTCAAGCTGTTTCTCGGGACGATTAGGCTTAGTCTTTGCCATTGATAAGTTCTTCCAATTTTTCTCGTGGGATTAACTCAAGGATGAATTGAGTAATGGTATCATCCTTGCTACTAACTGCATGAAGCCCATTGGTAATCAGAGAAATGATAGCAGCATTCATGGAAGGCATATCATTATCGATTGCGTATTGGGAAACAGTGAGGTATAGAGCTTCGGGGATGCGGATACTAAGTGTCTTTACCCGCTGCTTTGGTTTGTCGTGGTTCATGTTGCGTCTCTTCGCATTTTATCCTATACAAGTCAAGCATAAATTGCAGAGTTTAACTATATAGGAAGTTTCAATGGCTGACGTTAAGAACCCGAAATTTGTGATCGGTAACGCCACAGTGATGATTGCTCCGTATTCGGAGGATGCATTTGCTCTGAACCCTGACGACCACTCAGTAGGGATGGTAAAGTCGGTTACTATGGAGCAGCAGGCTGACCAGATCATGCTCAAGAATGGTATCCAGCAGCTTACTGTTGATACCCAGAAGTCGAACGTCAACATGACGACGACCTTTGAAGGATATGAATTCGACGCGAAGAACCTGTCGTACGCCCTCGGTGTGGCTGGATCGACTGTAGTTCGTCTCCGTGGTATGGTAGATGCTGCTGCTGCTGCTGCCGCGACTACGTTGACAATTGCTTCCGACCCCATCGCCGGTGACACCACTACTGGTATCGATGATGTTGGTGACATCCCCTCAGGCGCTACGGTTCTGATCCAGAATCCTGACCAACCTGATGAAGTCTATGTCGTTGCCACGACTGCTGCTACTACTGACAACTTGGGCACTGGTCCCTACACGTTGACTACGGAAAAACTTCCTGTTGCCGTAGGCGCTGGTTGGACTGTCTGGATTGTGAATGAAATCGCAGCCGGTTCGTTTGAGCAGGACGATTACTTCTGCGCGAAGATCGCCGGAACCCTGTCGGCTAACAATGAGCCTATCGTGGTTGTCATTCCGAAGCTGAAAATTACTCGTGGTTTCAACCTCGCGTTCAGCGAAACGGATTACAGCAACCTGCCGTTCGAGCTTTCGCCTATCGTTATGACGAAGGCTGAAGAAGCGGCTAAGGTTCTGACCAGCCCTCGCTACGCCGGATTCGCCCGTATGTTGGCCAAGGCTTACGCTGGCGGTTAATCCCTTCCACCCTTGAAAAAGTAAGAAGGCCCCTGTATAGCTACGGGGGCCTTTTCTTTTGGTAGTGAGTAACAATGGCAGCTAATAATGAAATCAATGCTCAAGTAGGCATTAATTTAACCCCGAAGGGGATGGAAAACGCGCTGTCTGTTCTGAACAAGCGCTTGGATAACACTATTGCTAAGATGAATAAGGCTGGTGCTGTCGCTGCCCAACAGATTAAAACATTGGCGATGACCTCCAAGAACTTGGATGCTGTAGCCAATTTCAATGCCAATAGAAGAATGGGTGGGGCCGAATCTCTGCAGGCCCTCGGTAAACGTGCCCGTGCCTACGCAGAATTAGGAAACGCCACCAATCAGTACGGTCGCTCCGTGGATGTTCTTCGCGGTCGTATCCGAGACTTAGATACCAGCTTTGGTAAGATGGCTCGTCGCGGCGTTGAGGTTACTGATTTTCACCAGAGAGCCTACGCCAATCTACAAAACAATGCTCAAGCTTACGCTAAGTTAAGCAGAACTGCGGACGACTATCGCACTCGTATCCAGATGCTTAGCCGCGATGGTCAAAAGGCCTTCGCTCCTATGCTTGACCAGTTTGAGCGGCTGGATAAGGCCAACGCCAAAGCATTTGCAACTGGCGGTTTCAAGACTGACTACTCTACTCAGATCGCTAGCACCAGACAAGCACTCGGCGCAATGGGGGATCAGCTTCGTGCCAGAGAAAAGATCGAAGCAAAGACTCGTCTGAATATTGAAGCCCTGCGCGAAGAGGGTCGTCAGATTCTGACTAATTCCCGGTTGCAGAGAGAAGCTCTGCTTGCGGATGCTACTCGCAAGGGTGAACGTAGTCTCAAGAACCGCGAGCTTATCGGGGAAGCTTCGGCTTATCGCCGCATCGCCGACTCACAGCAGCGCCTCGCCAACCAAACCAACTTCCTGATCACAGCCAAGAGACAGCTTAACGCCGAGCTAGCCAAGCCGGTTGAACAGCAGAACGCTGCTCGTATTGATCAGCTTATCGCTCGCTACAAGCTTCTCCAGAGAGAGATTGGTGAGACGATTGCGATGCGTAATCGGGAGCAGAGTGCTGCACCCAAGACCCCTGAATATAAGGGTGGTTTCTTCTCAGGAATAAAGGCTGCTCCAGGTAACTTCCTTACTGAAAAAGGTGGGGGAGCCTACGGAGCAGGTGCCCTCGTCGGTCGTGTCGCCAGTTACGCTGTCGCTGCAGGGGCCATCTATGGCCTGATTTCCAGCATCCAACAGGGTATCAGCTTTGCTATTCAGTTTGAAGATGCTCTTGCTCAGTTGCAAGCCGTGTCTGCTTCCACGACTACCGAAATGGAACGACTGAGCGCAGGCATCTTCGAGGTCTCGAAGAACAGTGCTGATAGTGTGATGGAGCTTACCAAGTCAGCCACTATTATCGCTCAGGCAGGTTTCGCCGGTGAAGAACTTAAGATGATGCTACAGAGCGTCGTTAATCTTTCTGCCGCTTCCGGCTCGACTCCCGCCGAGTCCGTTGACATTCTTACCTCGGCCCTGGGTGCCTTCCAGATGTCTGCGAGTGAAGCCAGCCGTGTGACCGATATCTTGGTTACGACACTGAACGAATCGAAGCTGGGCGTTAGCCAAGTTCAGCAATCTTTGCAGTACCTTGGTAACACCGCTGCTGCCAACAACGTAACGATTGAAGAACTCGTTGCCACGACCGCCTCGCTGGCCGACGCCGGTGTTAGAGGCTCGACCGCTGCCACAGGTCTTCGTCAGATGCTGGTCGATCTTATGAACCCTTCGCAGAAGCTAATCGATCAGCTTCAAAGAATTGGTTTAAGCACCTCGGATATCGACGTTAAGGTTTTGGGGCTGAATGAAGTTCTTCGCCGCCTTCGCTCAGCAGGTTTCGAAGCCTATGGTGCTATGGAAACTCGTGCTGCCGCTGCATATGTTGCCGCTAGCCGCAACATTGAAAACACCGAACGTCTCCTAGTCCTTTCTGAAAAGGAAGGGGCAGCACAAGAAGCTGCTGCCGTTCGTGTCGATTCACTCGAAGCCCGTTGGCAGCGCCTATGGAACACTATGGCTGAGTTCGGAGCAGGGATCGGTGAGAATCTTATTCCCGTGCTAAAGCTGTTGCTAGTACTGCTTGAAGGTATCGTTGTTTCAATCGGCGCAATTGCCGAGCTAATAACTAGACCTCTAAAGGCTTTCGGGCTGCTTACTCAAGAAGCCAATTACTCAAGCGTGAGTCTGAAAGAGGCAGCAGCTTCTTTCGAAGCGGCAGGCTACTCCGCAGAAGAAGCAGCAGTCCGGGCGGCACAGATGGGTGACAGCTTGGGGGATGTTACCACCGCTCTCAAGGACACCTCTGCCCAGATGGCCTCGCTCGAAATGGATCAGCTGAGTCTTCGTGATGAAACTCAGAAGCTGATCATGCGTGAGGAAGAACTCGCAGGAGCAAACGGTAATCTCAACGAAACAACCACCGGTGTTTCTTCTGCGGTTAGCCAGCTTTCTTCTCGCTTCCCCGGTCTTCGTGATGAGTTCAGTAAGACTCAAGGCGGAATCGCAGGACTCATTCAGTCACTGGTGAACCTTGATCGCAAGGCTCAGGAAACGCTACGTAATCTTGCCCAGACCGCACTGGCTCAGGCCGATATGGAACGCAAGAATGCTCTGCAAGAACTTGGTGGAGTAAGCGGAAAATTTAGTAGGGATAGCAGAGTAAGCTTTACTCCGAGAACTCGTAGAGAAAATCCACAACTAGTGAGGGACACTGAAAGACTGCAGACCCTAATGCGTAGTAATACTACGTCAAGTCTTCAGCAGGCTCACTCGCTACTACTTAAAAACCCTGCCCTGCAGCAGCGTTATCCTACGACTTATGCCAGCCTGACTACTGCGCTTGATAGCTATACTAGAGCTAGACAGGATACTGATCTTTATACAGAACGCTTGGGAACTGCCGAGTTCGCCCTGACGGACCAGGGTCAAGAACTGATCCGTTCTATGCAGGAAGATACGGGTCGTTCAACTCGTGCCGCCTCGCAGGGAAACTCTGGTGGAATGAACCGAGCGCAGCTAGAGGCGCAGTTTACCCAAAGAGAACGTCGCTACGACGAGATTGAATCAGAGGTTGCCGACAATCCTTATGCCGCTACGCTCCTTGAGCAGGCTCGTGCCAGCACCCGTGCTGCTCGCAACCGCATGGCTCCTCCGGTTGACAAGGAAGCTGCTAAAGATGCTGAAAGAGCAGCCAGCAAAGCCGAACGAGAAGCTCGTCGCAGAGAGGAAGAACTAGAACGTATCGATGCTCGCATTGCGAAGGAAGAACTTGAGTACCGTCAGGAGCTATACAATAATACTCTTGATACTTTCAAGAATGCACCTAAGCTAGATGACCTTCCTGACGTACTGGATGATCTGGACGATCAACTTGACAGCTGGCTGACGGGCGAAGCCGAGCTATCCATGCAACAGATTGAAGCTCTTAACCCTTCTCGGGAACAGCGAGCCAAAATGATGGCTACCGCCGGTCGTAAGATCGAACAGATGCGGGTCGAAGAAGTCAAGAGAATGGCTGATACCCTCGCGGCTGTGCTTAAGAACTTCATCGATACAAGCGTTGAAGCTATCGACGATGATTTCAAGCAGGCTATGCGACCAACAGAGCAAGCTCTTGCTATCGCACAGGCTCGTGTTCAAGGACTGAACAATCCTCTCGGGAATGAGAACACCCCTGAATACATGAAGACGGTGGTGCAGAACCGTTCTGACATTGCTGAAAGAAACAATCAGTTTGCCAGTGTGGCTGCTAATGAAGAACGTATCCGTCAGCTTACCGAGCTTGCTGCCGAGGTTGCAGAGCAGAAGCGCCGTATCGAACAAGACCTCAGCCGAATGGAAGAGTTCGTTGCACAGGAAGGTGTGAAAGAGGGCGAAGCCATTGTGGTCAGAGGCCAACTGGAAGAAAGCCGAATCACGCTCAGAGGAATCGAAGAAGAACTCGGCAACATTGACACCAGAACCGAAGACCTGATCGATGCTAACGCAGCACTCATGGCAAGCTATGGAGTGCTTCGAGAAGTCCCGATGACTTTCGGCGGTGGAATGAGGATGGCTCTGGAAGCTATGAAGCTCGAGATTGGTGCCGCAGATGGCCTAGGTCAGGAGCTTATCAAGAACCTTGACCAGCCGCTTCGTGCCCTTCATTCTTCTTTCAAGGGCTTCTTCTCCGATGTTGTCAGCGGGACCGTAACCCTCGGCGGTGCCTTCAAGAACATGGCTGCAACCATCATCGATGCGATGCTCGAAATGGTAGCTGTCGCGCTGGCCAACCAGTTCTTCTCTATTCTGGCTGGTGCCATTGGTGGGCCTAACATGAGTGGACTGTCCTCAAAGTTCGGTAGTGCTACTGATAGCTTGGCCTCGTGGGGTCTCTGGAGAGGCGGGGAAGTCCCTGCTCCGAAGCAACCAAAGGGCTACTATGGTGGTGGTTCCATCAGCAGTGGTCTGCCTACTCGGGACAGCACACTTATTAACGCGGCTCAAGGTGAGTATGTAATCCGTCGCCCCGCTGCTCAGAGTATCGGTAAGGGCTTCCTTGACGCTATCAATGCCAGAGGCGCTCACGCTCTCAAGGATGCCGGTCCTCAGATGAACATCATGCAGGCCAGTGCTGCTCCTCCCGTCAACGTGTACGTCGTGGCTCCTGAAGAGAAGCCTACGATGGGACCGAATGATGTCCTTGCAACATTCAGTAATGATGTGCTAAAGGGCGGTGTGACTAAGAAACTAATTCAACAGGTGGCTCGTAATGGCTGAGTTCCTATTTGACTTTTGCCCAGACACTAGAGTCGCTGAGACCATCGCTCCAGAGGAACCTTCGATCAAGGACTTCAACGGTTGGGACTATACGCCACGCCCCGTGGTTCCCTATCGTCGTAAGTTTAAAATCCTGCTAGGAGGACTCCGCTGGTATTTTAATGACAACGGGACCATCGACTATCTTACCAACCCAAGCTATAACGCCGGTAGACTTGAGAAGTTCTACAGGGACCACCGGAAGTGGAAAGAGTTTGGGTACGAACATGAATGGATGGGTTCAATTGAACTCCGTTTTGAAAATCCTGTGAGTGTTCCGAAAGCCATTCCCAATTCCGGTGGCCTGATTGAAGAACTAGAAATCATGACCGTTCACCACAATCCTACATATAATGACTAATGGTAGATCAAACTAATATCGAAAGCTCGCAAGAGCTAGCACCCGACGCAGAAATTGTCCTGTTTGAGTTGACCACTCGGACGGGTGCAACCGTGTTCTTCAAATCCGGTCCAGAGCAGAGTTATCTCGGGGACCTCTACGAATCCGTACCTTGTGCATTAAGCGGGGAAAAGCGGACAGCAGACGGTAGCCCAGAGCGCCCATCGCTCACCATTGGTGGTGATGATGTTGATCTAGCTGCTCTTAAGCCCGCCCTCTTTTCTGGTCAGGTCGATGGGGGAACGCTGATCAAATACACTGTTGAGCTAGAAGATATGCTCAACAATGTAAACAATAAGATTGTCACTAAGTACAGTATTAAACAGGTAAAAGATTACAACCGATTCAGCATTAACCTAGTGTTGGGTCGCTTTAGTCCTAACTCTTCAACTACCATCCCGTACGTCAAGTACACTAGACCGGCCTATCCTCATGTCAAACTTTGAGACTAAACAATTTGAAGGTAAGCTATTTAATCTTGGTAAGCAGGATTGCTTTACTACTGTCCGAGATTTCTACGAGGTCAACTTCGGCATTGAGATGCCTGACTTCGCTCGCCCGAATGACTGGATCGCTGACGAGGATGATTTAATTGCTGAATACTGGCCAATCGCTGGATTCAAAAAGCTGGACGTAGACGAGAACTGGCCACCCCGTCCTGCGGACCTCTTGGTCTGCACCGTGGGAGGTTCAACTCCAAACCATCTGATTGTCTTCTTGGGTGGGAACGAGATTCTGCACCACAAGGCTAACGTAATTTCAAGCAAGGAAATGATGCGCCCGGCTTGGCGTAGATACACAGCTTACATGTTGAGACATCCTGATGTTCCTGATATGACGGAAAAGAAACCGACGAGAACATTGATGGAGGCCTATGATGCAGGACTTGTTTGATTATTACGAGGGAGACACAGAACGTTGCGGCTTCATCGTAGGTGGTGAAATTATTGAACTCAAGAATATCCACCCCGAACCTACCAATGGATTTCAAATTGACGACGAGGACATTCTTCGTTATATCAATGACATTGAAGCCATCTGGCACACTCATCCCAGTTCCACAAGTGTCTTGAGCGGTGAGGATAAGCAGTACATCGCATGGTGGCCTAACGTGGCCCACTACATCATCGGTGCTGATGGTATCAGTGAATACAAAGTCGAAAACGGAGTCGTACTAAATGCAAATCACACTTCACGGTAAGTTCGCAGAGGACTATGGCAAGGACCATACGATCCAAGCGGGTTCCGTGCGTGAAGCTGTAACGGCTCTCACCCGACAGATTGGCTTCTATGACGACCGCCTGATTGTGGATCGTCCTACTGCCGTTATCGTGGGGCATAAGACAGAGGAATCTCTGGACGAGTGCCCAGAAAAGATCGACATTGTCCCCGCCGTTCAGGGTGGCGGTGGTGTCGGGAAGGTTCTTCTAGGTGCTGCCCTTATCGGTCTAACTATCATCAACCCTGTTGTTGGGGGTATGATCCTCAGCCAAGTGGGTGTCAGCATGGTAGCCAGCCTTGGTATCGGTCTTGTTCTCAGTGGTCTTACACAGCTTTTCACTAAGGCCCCATCTCTCTCGAAACCGTCTGATCCAGACGCGTCAAAATACCTAGGTCTAACCAACAACACGACGCAGATCGGTACACTACGTCCGTACTCAATGGGCAGAGTTAAAGTGACAGCCCCGCACCTTCTGGCGCTAAATGTCGATTCCACAGACCTAGTGAAAGGCGAGTTTCCTGCATGAACAAAATTGATATGATTGAAGACCTCAAGCGTGTAGCTTCTGAGGTTGACCGAGATATGCCTACTCGAACGCAGTATCGTAATCTCGGCTCGTTTAGCGACCACGCAATCAAAACCGGCTTCGGCACCTTCCGTGCTTTTCGTCGGGCTGCTGGATTAGAAGAACAGAACGGTGCTCGTAAGGACCGACTGGCTTTGGCCCGTCACACCGATGCCGACCTGTATCGTATTATGAACATTGAAAAGGCTGATTATTGTGACAAGTTTCGCAAGCCTAAAGGCACACGTTTCCAGACTATGCTTGTCGCTTCGGACATTCATGACGAAGAGTGTGACCCTTTCTGGCGGCGAATCTTTATTGATACCGTTTCTCGTGTTCAGCCTGACACTGTCATTCTTGGCGGCGACGTATTCGATCTGGCTGAGTTTGGACGCTATGGTGTCGATCCTCGGGAATGGGATATTGTTGGGAAAATCCAATGGGTCCACACTTTCCTGAAAGACATTAGAGAAGCAGCAGCAGATACAGAGATTGTTTTCGTCGAAGGCAACCACGAGCATCGTCTCCTGCGTTACCTGACTGACAATGCTCCTGCCCTCAAGGTTCTGCTTAGTGACCTCCACGGTTGGAGTGTGCCGAAGCTTCTGGGCCTCGACAAGTTCGAGGTTCGCTATGTAGCTCGTGCAGACCTTGCCACGTTCAACAAGTCGAACGTGACTAAGGAGATTGCAAAGAACTACGAAGTGTTCCATGATTGCTTCCTCGTCGACCATTCCCCCAATGGTCGTAGCAAAGGTTTTCCGGGCGTCAATGGTCACCATCACCAGCACGTAGTTCATTCACAGTACAGCCACGTATTTGGCAGCTACGAATGGCACCAGCTTGGTTGTGGTCACCGTCGTCAGGCAAAGTATTGCGCCGGTGAAAAATGGAACATGGGCTTCATGACCGCAATGGTCGATACAGAAGAACAGGTGCCTTTGATGGACTATCACTTTATCAGCGACACGGCTCTTGTTCACGGCAAACACTACATGCGTGGTGAGAATGAGTAACGGTTTACAATAATACCGAAATCCGTTAAGTAGTCTGCATGGAAAGACAGATTCTTGGTGCGAAGGGTGGCGGTGGTGCTGATTTTATCACGAAGCCCGACACCCTTCGTTCTGACGACAGCTTTGAAATCCTTTTCGGCATGGGTTCGGGCCGCTGGAAAGGTATCGTTGACGGGCTGCAGGGAGTCCGCATCAATGGTGTTCCCCTTGAGAATCCTGATGGGACCTCGAACTTCAAGGACGTAGCCGTTCTCTTCGCAGACGGTAATCCTCTAGAAGATCAAATCGTAGACTTCAAGCTAGGTGGCGGTGGCGACATTCAGAGTGTCGGAGTCCAGCTATCAAACAACAGCGCCTCACAGCCAGGTCCTTGGGTATCGGCAGCTACCGCCACTCCTAATGCCGAATACATCGACATGCGCTTCGTAGTCCAGCAGCTTTTCAAGCAGGACGAAAAGAGCATTCGTGAGAATACCGCCAACATTGAAATCGAAATGCGTCCGTCGAATAGCTCGACATGGACCAATCCTTTCATTGGCACTCAGTCGAGCAACGTCAACTATGACCAGAATGGGTATAACACTGGCGGGGGCAAAGTAACTGGTACGGTTGTGTATCTTGCCAGAGAAATGTTCAACACGAGCGGCACTGGTTTTAAAGCCTCGGGCAATCCTTATCTAAAGATCACTGGTAAAACTTCCTCAGCCTACGTGAAGGAAATCCGTATTGCGGTTCCTACCGAGGGTAACTATGCTAATGTTACTTGGGAAGTTCGTGCCCGTCTACGTGAGAAAGACACAGTAGACCAAGACGAGCTTCAAGAACGTCGAATCGTTGCTTTCGAAAGCGTTACCTCAATCATCAATGACAAGCTGGGAGACCATCCTGATTGGGACGGTCAGGTTTGGATGCAGATCATGGGCAAGGCAAGCGATCAGTTCGCTGGCTTCCCTGAAATTGAAACCATCTGTGACACGAAGATTTGTCGGACTCCTCCTATCTCGGTCTGGGACCCGGAAGCTCGTACATACACAGGTGTGACATGGGATGGTAGCTATGAAGAACACTTCACTACCGACCCTGCCTGGCAGATCAAGGAGTTCATCGAAGACCCTATTCACGGTGTTGCAGGACTGCAACCCGGCTCTACTCTCGACAAGTGGGATACTCTTGAAGCCTCGAAGTATTACTCGGAGCAGGTGCCTGATGGTCGCGGGGGAACTCATGCCCGTTTCAATCTGAATCTCACTCTTAACGAGGGTCGTGATGTCAATGAAATGTTGCAGTACCTTGCTGGTTCTGTAAACAGCTACATCGAAGACGTTGGCGATGGTCAGTGGCGTCTCATTGTTGACAAGCCAGAGACTCCTAAGGTCCTGTTCTTCGAAGGTAATATCTTCGGAAACTTCAACTACAGCCACTCCGACGTAGACACACGTTTCAATGACTGGCGTGGTACGTTCCTCAATGAGGACCTCGACTACGAGCAGGATACTGTTCGGGTATATGACCAAGGTGACATCGACGAGAATGGCACTCGCTTTACCGAGATTGCTCTCGTAGGCTGCACGAATCGTCAGGAAGCTCTGCGCCGCCTGATGTTCCGTATGCGTGTTGCTCTCAACGAATACAAGGTCGTAACCTTCACGACCAACCGCATCGGTCGTTATATCTCTCCGCTCGACACCATTCTGGTTGCGGACGAGGCTCTCAACGTTGATCACCTCATCAAGAGTGCTAGCCGTATCCAGAGCCACAGCGGAACCACAGTCACGCTGATGCGCCCTGTCCGTCTTGAGGTCGGGGTCAACTACACTATGGTATTCACCACAACCGACGGTGTTGTGGAGCGCACGGTAACTAACCTTGCTGGCGCTCGTGGTGACGTAACTCAAATTCAGATTGACGCTGCCCTACCTGCCAACGTTCTCAGTGACAGTGCTGTTTCCCTCGTAGCGGGTAACCTTCCGGCTAACCCTATCTCTTACCGTGTTATCTCGGTTGAGCGTAGTGAGAGCGACGAAGATGAGTATGCTATCGCTGCTGCTATCATCGACAGCGGTAAATGGAACGCTATGGACAACGTGTCCGAGAGTGCGATCCTTGCTCAGGAATCTTCACCAGAGATTGACTCTCCGACTGTGCCTGTTGATGGCATGTTCGATGTTATCACCTACACGACTGACTACCAGATTCGTCGTATTCTGCAGGTAAACTGGAACAGACCAGGTGGCATGTTCCTTTCAGGCTTCAAGGTTGAGTATCGCTACAACGAAGGTCCGTGGCGTATCCTTCACGAGAACCTGAACGACAGCGTGATCGAACTGGAAGACCCAGAAGATGGCTTCTATACGTTCAAGATTACGGCACTGGACCGTAGAGGTATTCACTCTAATCCTCTCGTGGGCGAGTACGAAGTCACTGGCTCACAGGAAATCCACCCGCCGACTCATGTTCGAGGAACGGACGCTGAGAAGCCTGTCTTTGCCCCATACCCGGGATACCGCTACACGGTCACCGATGGGACGATCCCTGTTACCGAAGTATGGGATGGAACTCAGTGGGTTCCAGAGGGCAACCTCGTAACAGAGGGTAGCCACATCGGGGTCGAGAATGGTGCTACTGTAGGTATGACCCCCGCAGAGCAGGTAGTTGTCACCACGATTCAGGGTGATGTTACTCAGGCCAAGACAGACATCGGCCATCTGTTCACCACCTATGGCTCTACCGCTGATGCTGCTACGAGTGCTGCCGCTGCGGGAGCGGCTCGTGATGCTGCTCAACTAGCTAAAACTAACTCAGAAGCCGCTAAGACTGCTGCCGAAGCAGCCAGAACTGGTGCAGAAACCGCTCAAAGTGACGCTATTACAAAGGCTAACGAGGCTGCAGGTTCTGCAACTACCGCCGCTGGTCACGCCACTACGGCTTCCAGCAAGGCTGATGCTGCAGCCGGTAGTGCCCTAAGCGCCTCTGGCTCTGCTAATGTTGCTACCAGCAAGGCTAACGAGGCTGCAGGTTCTGCAACTGCTGCTGCTTCCAGCGCAACCTCTGCTGCCTCAAGTTCTACTGCTGCAGGTACTTCTGCTTCTGCAGCTAACCAGTCCAAATTGGCTGCAGAAGCGGCTAGAGACAGTGCTGCAGGTACTTCTGCTTCTGCAGCTCTAAGCGAAAGCTCTGCTGCTGCTAGCGAGACCGCCGCCGGTCAAAGTGCAAGTGCCGCTGCGAGCAGCGAACTTAATGCCAATACTGCTGCCAGTAATGCTGCTGCCAGTGAGACTGCTGCTGCAACCAGCGAGACTAACGCCGCTGGCAGTGCCTCGACAGCTACAACGCAGGCAAATCTAGCTACGATAGCCAAGAATGCTGCCGAAGATGCAGAAACAAATGCCTCTATCAGTCAGTCAGCTGCGGCCACTAGCGCCTCCAATGCTGCTAACTCCGCTTCATCTGCTGCTACGAGTGAGACTCTGGCTGCTTCGTACAGGGATCAAACTGAAGGTCAGGCGGCTGCAGTTGCCTTGACTAAAAACGCCAGCTTCGATGCGCCTATTGTACTCCCCGACCACAGTGTAGGCTCTAACGGTACTCTTGCAATTCTATCTAATGGCTGGAATTTTAGCGCCAGCTACCAAGGCAGAAACAACGTAGTATTTACTACAGCAAACAAGGGCCTTTATGGCCCCATGACTCCATATGTATCTGGCCGTAAATACCGAGTTCGCCTTGGAATTAGGCACAGTGTTTCTGCGATGGGATCTGCTTATAGGTTTGCTTGCTATAATGCTAGTAAGGCATATTTGGGAATTGTTGTCAGTATTGCACATACAGGTATTGTTGGTTTTGTTGATTTAGCGAGCAGCGTTGAATTATCAGACAGCAATATACTTGCTGGCACTAAATATATCAGGCCAATGATTCATGCCAATTACACCACAACTGTTGGTGAGGCTGCTATTGATTACCTTTACATAGAGGATGTTACGGAAGTTAAAGCTGCTGAAGCCTCAGCTAGTGCCGCCAGTAGTTCTGCTGCCGCTGCTAGTGCTGACGCTGCAACCGCCTCGTCTCAGGCAACCTTGGCCGCTAATTTCGCCACAGATGCAAAAGGGTATATTGCTGCTCCAGGACAGACCCCTAACGCACATTTCTACGCCGGTACTGCCTTGTGGGAGGGAGGATATCTTCTCTCTCAGCACTTCAATATCAATGCGGTTTATGATGCTGTGCCCAGCTATCAGGGCGCCATAAATGTCATTCGCAGGACTGGTGGACGTTCTGATTTCCATAGTACTCCGATCAATATTGACCCAACCAGAAAATATCGTGTCAAAGCGCGTTTTTATGTAAATGCACCTAGCACTCAAATGTATATCGGGCACACAGTAGACGACGGAACTGAGGGAGCTACCGTGCAAAGATACTCTGCTGCAGCTGCACAGTTTAACACCGGCTGGCATGAAGTGGTTAGCCCAATTATTACAGGTACGGATGGTTCACACACCTCTTTCTATGCGACTACCAAGAGGGCTGCAGCCTTTTCGTTGCCTAACTATAACAATGCTGCTTCTGAGTATGCTTTTGACTACCTTTATATTGAGGATGTGACTGCACAGGAAGATGCAGCAGCACAGGCCACTATCGCCACCGATCAGGCGGTGATTGCTACATCACAAGCTGCTGCGGCAAGTAGTAGTGCCAGTCTTGCAGCTAGTATTAGTCAAAATAGTCTCAATAAAAACCCAGTGTTTGCGGACTGGGCTGACGGAGCAACCGTACCAGCAGGTATTGGTACATCAGGTCTTACTACAAATGAAATTACTAGAGTAGGAGATGGCACTAACGGTTCACCATACTCGCTCGGGTTAAACACCGATGGCGGCTCAATTGAATATTTCCAGTTTCCTTACGCACAGGTAACTGCAGGTGCGCACATTATCGAAGCTGAACTTGATTTCAAATCTGGTGTGATTAACGACAGTCGAGTTCAGGTACTTTACTACAACACAGCTGGTAGCTTTATGAGCAGCGTGGCGATGGAGTCGTATGATCTTAACTCATATCTTTCAACTTCTCCACTAGGCAATGCTGGGCGTAAGCAGTACGCTAAGTATATTACATTCCCTGATGGAGTAAATTCTGCTCTTATCCGTGTATATCATAGACTTAATAACGCAAGTGCTCGCCACATCGTTTGGCGTAAAGTTTCCCTGCGTCCTGCCACTGCTGCTGAAATAGAGGTAAATTCAGCACTTCCGGCTCTACAAGCCAGCGTAACCACCAACCAAGGTGCCATTGCTGCTGTCGAAGGCGCTGCGGCCTACTACGAAACTATCGTAGCCGCCTCTGGCTCGAACCCTGCGATGGTGCAGTTGAAGGCTGGTAAGAACGGTTCTGGTGTTGGTCTTGTTGCCGACCAGATTGCCTTGGGCAATGAGATTGATGGCGTTATTGAAACTGTACTGAGCATTCAAAACGGTAAGGCCACTTTTAGCGATGCGATTATTCGTCGTCTGCGTGTCGCTCCTATAGCGGCCTCGCAGATTGTTCATGAAGTTCAACTCAAGCCCCTTCTGCTGCTTGCTAGTGATGGACAGGCTGTTCAGTACCAAGGAGGAGCATCTTATGGACAAGCCCCTGATAGAATTGAAGTTGATATCGATGGTGCCGGACTGCCCGCACTAGCAACTGGTGAAAGCTATGATATTCGTGCCACGAATATTACTGCAACGGGCTTCACTATGAAGGCTAAGAAGAATACCGCAGCCGGTTCAGAAACTCAAACTAGTGCAGCAGGGACAAATGTGGGAGGAACCCCCTCGTGGCAGACTAATAAACCAACCACAGCTAATGCCAAAGATGAGCTATACCAGTTCAACGGAACGTTGACGATTCCGAAAACAGGTAGCTATACGGACGTGGACGATTCTGATCCTCAGAACCCTGTGTATACCGTCTACAGCACCTATAGTGGGACGGTGAAGTTGTATGGTAAGATCGGTTCAACTTGGACACTTCTCGCTACTAGAACTATTGGGCGTACTCTCACTGGTTCATCACCTTCCACCACCAGTGTTAGTTTCTCCGAGGTTATCCAGAGTGGAGCCAATTTCGGCAGCGGGTCAGCCCGTTTCGGCATCCACTCGGGTACAGGAACCGTGACTGCTTTCACAGGAGTTACGTACTCAACACAGGTGACCAGCGGGGAAGTCTCAGTCGGTGGTAACTTTAAAGTAACTGTATATCCACCAACAGCATAACTAGGAGAATTAAAATGTACATCAAAGCAACTGACGGTTCCTTCCACAAGATCACAGGAATCATGATGAATGAGTTTCAGACAACTGTGAATATACAGACTGATGAGATTGATCCTGCGCTGCCTGACGCTACTCAGAACTTTACGGTCCCTGAGTCTGCTCTGACAGGCAAGACGGATGAGGATGTAGTCGCTTGGCTCACGGGGCCAGATGGTCCCTACACCGATGGTGAGTTTCTACTCACTTCGGAGTATGATCTGAGCAAGGCCCAATCCATCAAGTATGCTGAAATCAAAGCCCGTAGAATCGAGCTTGAAGAAGGTGGCTTGCAGACTTCCTTCGGTGTTGCAGACAGCGACCCTGACAGCCAGCGCAAAATCAGCGGCGGCGTCCAGATGGCCATGATCAGCCTGCACAACACCTTGGGTCCGGTAGCTTTCCCCGATGGGCTTGAGATTGTCTGGCGCTTCCAAGACAATAGCACCGTGCCTCTAGACGCTAGCCAGATGATCCAGATGGGTGTTGAAGTGGGAAAGCAAGTCGCTCAGTACCAGATGGTCAAGAACTACTTTGATGCTCAGGTAGCTGCTGCGACTACTATCGCTGACGTTGAGACCATCGATGTTCAGGTCAACTGGCTAGCGATTGATCCCTCTGCATGATTACTAGAGTTGGTCATGTAATTAGGGGCTTCCTGCGCCTGATGGATATTCTGTTGTGTTTCCTGTGGCTGGCTCCGCTCTATATTGTAGGGCTGGCAGACAGGCCCACAGGCAGACAGCTTGTCAGTGGCTACGTGGGCAAGGCTGCTTACAATGGTCATAGGTGGGGAGTCAGAGCCGCTACGGTAATCGACAAGCTGGCTGAGTGGCTAGGCGATGGACCCGATCATTGCCACAGGGTTCATCTATTTTATCTTCCTGTAGATGTAGAGAATTAAAAAGGGGCCGTGAGGCCCCTTTTTAATTACGCCTCTCCAGCGAGACTGTCTCTGTTGTCGGTAACTTGGATTCCTACCACCTTACCATTGACGTTCAATGTGAGACGGGTATTGGCTCCGCTAGGGTCATCCTTCAACTCTCTCCGTGCAATCACCATAGTGTCTGCGAAGATCATCTTGTGGGGCTTGTCCCCTGCCAGATTCACTTCCAGGAGGTTACCCAGATGGGGGTTCTGTTCCCGCCACTGCTTCTTGACGTAGCCATAGGCAGCATCAAGGGTGTCGAAAAGGTTCTGACCAGCTTCGAGCGAATATACAATGTTGGTCAGCTTCTTCCCCTCAGGGTTTTCCTCTACCATGAGGATTGACTCTGCAGGAATGTCGAGAGCAGAGCCATCTTTGAGTTTAAGGTTTAGCATAAAAATCTCCATGATCTTGAAAGTTAGAAATCATTTCGCCTACACGACCAGCTTTCGGACGATTGTCGTCTAGCATACCGTTCTCTTCGGCGTCAATGATAATGGCCATGCATGCCATTACGTGGGCAAGGTGGCTCATGCCACTCTCGGGGTCCTTGTTCTCTCCGTCTTGCCAGGAGAGAAGATGCCGCATCGCTGCATCCATATAGGTCTCGGCAGGAACAGGAGTCTCCCGCCAGTTGAAAGGACCATACTTATTTGCCCCCAACTTCATGACCTCTCCCAAGTGCAAGAGACTTGCAGTGGGAATGACACTGATCAGGGCAGGCTTGGCTGCTCCTGCTCTCGTCTTGGGGTTCTCTGCGGGCTTTGGTCTTTTGGGGAGACTATTTTCTCCATGAACTGGCTTCACCATCACTGATTCCTCTTCAAAAATTCCAGGTCCTCACTGGTAAGCTCAAGGTCTTCGTCGAGACCGGCGAGACGATCAAGAGCATTTGCCAGTCTACGAGCAAGCTCAGGACTGACTTCGATCTTGTTCTGAACGTGGTCCTCAAACGCCTTCATGGCTGCAGGGAACT